ATGGAATTATTACAACCTTCTAATTTTAAGGATTTATTTGATATTATAACATCTATTATAACCGGGCTTGTAGCATTGGTAGGAGTATACTATGCTGTCCAAACTTATTTTATTGCTAAAGAAGCTAAAGATGAATGGAAAAAAGAGAAAATATTTGATATCGATTTGGAAGGTTATTCATTCACTTTAGATGCGATGAAAGCTCTAGAGGATCTAAGATTAGATCAGTACAACCCTGAATTGGTTAAAGAACATAGTAAGCAAATTTTAACAGATATTTTTACCACAGGAGAGACAGGGGTATATAAATCATATATAAATTTTTTTTCATATGGAAAATACTACAATGACTTAAAACCAAAATTATTCGAAATTCGTAAAACAGCGTTGAAAATTTTCAATCAATCAGATGATGAAGAACTTATTGATTTCTTCGACAACTATATATCTTTCGAAGCAAACATATTTTCTATTCATCATAATTATCATGTGTCTATAATTAATAAATTTGTAGATGACTATGGTTATAATGGAATTGCCAAAGAATCTTCAGCGCCAAATATTTACTTCCGAGCAATAAAAAAAGAAAGTCCAGACGTTGATGATTTTGAAATTCACAAATTACTTTATGAAAAGTTCTTTCTTTTAAAAGATGGAGATTGGCTTGAATCAATGAAATCGAAACAAGTATCTTTTTACTTTAGAAAGTTTAAGAGAAATAATAAAAGGCGCTGACTAACCAGCGCCTTTCAACTTCACCACAGTATTTTCTTTCGCTGTCACCGCTGCCGATCCCTCAGCCTTAGTCCTGACAATCTCACCAAACAACAAAGAGAAGCGCTCCGACTAAAGTATTCGGGGCGCTGCGCTTATTGCGGATGCGAACTAAGCCAAAGATGGGCCGCTGATCATATTGAACCCCTTGTTCGCGATTGGGTAAATGGTGGATGCCAATACCCTGAACGAGATTGTTTTGAAAACCTAACCCCTGCCTGTATGTCCTGTAATACCATCAAAGGCTCTTTGAGTCTGGAAAGCATAGAGACAGCACACAATACAAGTTTGCAAAGCGTTATGGGTTGGTCCAGGAGATAGAAATACCTGTTAAATTTTATTTTGAAAATTAAATCTAAAAAAATATATTCGTGGAAAACCTATCAATTATGGCTTATACTCCTATTCCTACTGAATCAAAAACTAAGATTGATAAATCTGGAAAGTTTCTTACATCTTACCGTCATGACACTTTAGATTTTGATGATTTCGATATGTTTTTAGATGCTATTGATTTGGCTAATAGGTGGAGAGCATGCCACGCGTACCCATTAAATACTTTTCAGGCTACTTTAAGAACAAAACTAAAATCATTCAAAGGTAATCCACTAGTTGCACAAAGACTTAAACGTATGCCGACTATTATTGATAAATTGGTGAGATATCCAAATATGCGATTGTCGCAGCTTCAAGACATAGCTGGGGTTAGAGCTATTCTAGCTGATATTAGTGATGTATATGCATTAGTAGATAAGTATGTAAAAAACCACAATTTCCCACATACTCATGTTGAACCAATTTTCGATTATATAAATAGACCAAGGAATGAAGATGGATATAGGAGTGTTCATTTAATTTACAAATACAATAATAAAAAATTCAAAAATTTTGATGGCTTAAAAATTGAGATTCAAATAAGAACAAAATTACAGCACATATGGGCAACAGCAGTAGAAACTGTAGGTAGTATTATTGGACAACAACTGAAATCTCGTCAAGGCGAAGAAAATTGGTTGGATTTTTTTGCTTTAGTTTCTTCAGCATTTGCTATTACAGAAAATACACCTAAAGTTCCTAGATTTGCACACTTATCTACAGCTGAAACTTATCAAGAAATAGCCAGACTGGAGAGAGAAATTGGAGTTTTAGATAAAATTAGAGGCTTCAATTCTGTCATTAATTTTGGCCATTCTGGTACTGGCTATTCACACCATTTAATAATAATAGATAAATATGAAAATAAAAGTGAAGTCATTGCCTATGATAGAGATAGCTATCAAAAAGCTCTTAATGATTATGCCGAGTACGAGTCAAATGCTTCCTCAATTTATGATGTAGTATTAGTATCAGCTGGCCCATTAGAGGCTTTAAAGAAAGCATATCCGAATTTATTTCTTGACCTCTCTGTTTTTATAGGGTTATTAACAAAAATGGTAGATGAAGGAGGATTATACTTAGATTTTGCTGAATTTGCAACTACTTAAAAGCCTAGACTAACAATCTAGGCTTTTACTATTGGATCAACCCAATAAATCTTATGATCAGTCAAATTAAGCACATCCATTGGTGAAACGTGACATTCGATAATATCTTCTAATCCATCACCGAGAACATACTTCAGGGCTTCTGCAGACTCGACAGATCCCTCCAATATAGTTCCTTCATCGAGCACATATAAATCAGATGTAATCATATTGACTTTGTTTTTAGTAATCCACTCCCTAAGCTTATCTTTGGTCATTAGGACAACTCTTTCTCCAGCCTCCTTGGCTTCTCTTATCTCTTCATCTGCAACGTCTGGAAATTCTTTCCTTACAGTCGCTTCGTATAAATCCCATTTTCCTGTGCGGATAGCTTCGTTTCTTAAATAAAGCTTTCGGCCGTACTCTCCGACTTCGTTAAAGTATTGTTGCAATGTTTTCATAATCTAAAATTCTATAAATACGCTTCCAAATAGGTCCTCATCACGTATATTGTTCAATGCATCTTCAATAACTAAAATATTCGGTTCTTGGAATGGCACGGCCGTGACACCTTCACAATCCAAAGCAACCAGCCAATCCATAACATTAGGTACCGCGATAGCCTTCCATGTGACATTACTGTTGTCTTCACAATCGGCTGGGGCAATAAGGACATTGTACCCTTTGCTCTGAAGTTCTTTCAATACCGAATGACTAACCTTTGCAAATCGCATTTTATTTGTACTTTTAAGTAAATATAAGAAATTATGTGTTACCATACTTCGACCCCGAGCACCAAGCAATTAGTAGACGCTTTACAAGGAAAAAACGTTCATTACCAAAATGAAGAGATATTCCATGTCAGCGGATTTACTCGGCCATACCTCCCTGTGACACTAAACGAGAGCCAAGACAGCATTGTTGCTGCACGATGGAAGCTTATCCCTTTTTGGGTAAAAACTGAAGATGATGCAGCCAAATACGCTAACACATTGAACGCCGAATCAGAATCTATTTTTGAAAAGGCTTCATATAAAAACTACATCGGCAAAACCCGTGGTCTACTCTACGTCAATGGCTTTTACGAACCTCATAAAGTTGCTGGTCAAAAAGAAACTGAAAACTATTACATATACACACCAACAAAGGAAATTTTCACTATCGGTGTTGTATATTCAAATTTCAAAGATTACGAGACTAACAATGTCTATCCGACCTTTTCAGTTATCACGACAGCTGCCAATCCCTTACTCGAGGAGATCCATAATGAGAAAAAGAGAATGCCATTAATCATACCTCCCGATCGTCGCGATGCCTGGCTAAACGCTAGCACCAAGGAAGACGTTCAGCAACTAATGATTCCTTATGAAGGTGAGCTTGGAGCGCATAAAGTTTTCCGTGTAACCGGAGCCAAAGGTGACACCAACCGTCCAGACATTCAGGACGCTATTTAAGCTTTTTTATTCTCTCCTTCACAACCCATTTTATAGCGGCTTCAAGTTCGTCAGGCCACTGCTTTAATCCTTCTTCAAGTATCTTTGCACCAGTCTCAATTCCAACATTTTGAGCCGCCAGTAACGCCGACTCCCTTACGTGATTTACATATCCTTCAGGTGGTTGTTTGCTTATTTCCATAATTCAAATTTAAAATTATTCTTGACAAAATACTAAAAATGTTAGTAATTTTACATCATGAAACCTCTTGAAGTCTATTGCCGAAATCGCGTAATTTACGTCCAAATGACTGTGCATGATAAAAGCATGGGCATGAAAGATTATCATCTTTACAACAAAAATGGTCTTGCTTTTTATGTTTTCAGGAAGTCTCAAGGGTTTTGGGAACTAGCATACGGTGAACTTGCCGACGATATAAAGGAAGCTTGTATCGACGCTCTTATACTTCGCTTTGATACTGATGTGCCTGAGCTATTCTATCACCAAGGCAAGCGCCAGATTGTGGAAGTTAGAGCGAAGAAATATAGCCTTTGGCATATCTACCTAAACAACTCCTATGTTGGCAGCATCGATTATGATAAGTATTCAAAGGCTTTTGATTATCATATTGAAGATAACAGCTTATTAACCGACGACCACGTTCAAAAGTACATTGGTATGATCCAACGTGGCGAATTAAAGTGGATAAAGGATGATATTCGATAACTTTGAAGTCGATGGTGAGCCACAGGTTTTGGAGATTACCTCACTCATGGGCGGCTATTTTCATGTGTACATCAATAGATACTTTATAACAAGTATTTCTTACACCACCGAAGGCTGGCGCGTTCATTTCAACAACAATTCATGGTTATCCCGGGATGAAGCGGATATAATGATTGAGATGATCGAATCAGGGGAAATTCCTACGTTATAAAAAAAGGCTGATCTCACGACCAGCCATAACTAAATTATAATTAAATCCGTACTGGACCGGGATATACATTGAAAAATGGCCAGGCCTTAAACCTGACCATACAAATAAATCAACCAACTGAACTGATAGACTTTGATGGATCGTCAATCAGTGGACAAAAGCAAAATACTCTTGGTTTGATAAAAATTAAAAAAGCCTTGAGTGGGGAACCCAAGGCTTTAGCCATTATTAACCTATATTTTTGAAAAGTATCTATAGTACAAATCTAATTCCACTTTTGTTTAAAAAAAAGGCCGAGACTGAGAATCTCGACCTAGACATGTTTTATAGTTACCTATTATTGAGAATTTGTATAACAAGTAATATTTAGAATTGTTTTGCTAAATAAAAAAACCTTGAGTCTGGGAGGGATCTCAAGGTTTGTTAAATACTACCTACTTAGAAAAGTACATATAATACAATATCGAATAACGTTTGGTTTTAATAAAATAAAAAAAGGCCGAGTTACAAAATCCTTCTTAACTTCCTCATTTTTTATAACTCTTTTGATCCCAAGCAATATATTGCACCAATGACTGTGATGCAGCCACTGCAGCTAAGTCTGTTACTAACAATAGACATTTAGCATTCGGTATATCCTGATGGAAATGAACGATTCCCTCACGCATCCATCTGTCAACGTTTGTTCTTCCGTATAGTTTATATGCTTTACTTTTGGCTATATAGCCAGGAACAATATTCGCTTGTACTAGCGCCTCTTGAGCACCTAATTTTGCAGCATCCTTAAGCATCGCCGCTAGTTTATAATCTAATTGCATATCAAACATTATTTTTTCAAAGATAATGGGAATTCAACACTCATTTTAATAACGCTTTTGCTATGGAGCGTTATGTGAGACAATAAATTCCTCCATACTTACCGCAGGGTATAGATGGGGGAATTTTGAGTCTATGCGGAACATATCTTTGTTATGTTGATTAAATAATAACACAAAATACTTAACACACTCAAAGATGCCAAATAAAGCAATAAGACAAAAAAACAACGAATTATTTCATCTTCTTGGTGTTTTATATTTAGAAGTAATACAAGGCAAAGCAGACCAAGAAGAAGCTAAGAAAAGACTAAAATATATCGATAAAAAACTGGCTAAAATTAAAAGTAAGCTTAGTAATACCAAATATTTATAACATTGATAATACTCTGCTGGAAAGTCCACGTTGTCCACAGAACGAATGACAACCACGACTATTTTCCTTCACCAACCCTTCAAGGTACTTTTGTCTTGTTGATTAAGTAATATTAAACGATAATAGAAATGAAAGAAAAAACTAAAAATTTGATTGACGATTCAGAATTATGCAGAATCCTGGATATTCACCGGACCACATTATACAAATGGCGCAAAAAGAATTGGATTCCATTTTATCAGATTGGAAGAAATATAAAATACGACTTAGACGAAGTATTAGCGTTTGCCAAAAGTTTAAACTAAACCTATGAATGACATTGTATCAAACCCATTCCAAACGCTCTATGATGCTATTTTGGAATTAAAGCAGGAAATAACAGATTTAAAGCAATTGAACTCCGCAATTGACGATCGTCTAATGTCTCGCCAGGAAGCTGCAGCATATTTAAAAGTACATGTTGACACTGTCACAAGACTTGCTAGCTCTGGTCAATTAAAAAAATCGAACATAGGTCGGAACCTGAAATTTAGAAAGTCGGACTTAGATCAATATTTAAATAACAACGCATAAAAAAAAAGCTACTTAATGCAGGTAGTAGCTTTTGGACAAATTCTTTATTTACAATCTATAACAGTGCTAAGATAAAGATTTATGTCCAATTATGCAAATTATTGAATAACAAATGGATATAACTCATGTATTATGCAGAACGGTAATGTAGAACATACACAAAAAAGCATTACATACACACAAAACAACCTTGACAATAACAATATTTCTCTATCAGATATTTGGCCCCAAATAAAACTTTTGTTGGCCGATGGTATATCTTTAATTCCCGTTCGAGATAAAGATCACGGGGATAAAAAAGCTAAATCGCCGTGTATGGTTTCTTGGAAGCCCCAACAGACCGAACGCATGACCGAAGCTGAGTTATGGGAAGCAATGAACCAATATGATACTACAGCTATCGGGGTTGTGTGTGGTGAAATATCAGGCCGTTTAGAGCTTATAGATATTGATAGCAAGTATAAGCCCGGTATAGAAGCCTTGCTATTAAAGGATTTTGAAAAATTGTATCCTGAGATATTTCCTAAATTACGTATTCATGCTACACCTTCAGGAGGTAGGCATGTTATGTACAGAATCGAAGATCATGACGTTGAAGGAAATTTAAAGCTCGCTGGACGTTTTGCGACCGATGATGAAGTAAAAGACCAAATAAAGGCCGGAAAGAAACGCCCAACCAAAACGGTGAACTTCTTGGAGACGCGTGGTGAAGGTGGTTATTTCTTATACCCTCCATCCCTTGGCTATTCTGTAGTTCAAGATGTGCCAATCCCAGTAATTACATGGGAAGAGCGTTGTGGTTTAATCAATTTATGTCGGACGTACAACGAAGTGGTTAAAGTGGCTCCTACACCGCAGCCAACAAAATCCCAAAACGACTATTATACAACCAATCCATTTGAGGATTTCAATAACCAGTGTGATCCGGTGCAGCTCATGGAATCGCAAGGTTGGAAGTTCCTTCGTGAAAATGCACGCTTTATTTGGTTTACACGTCCGGGTAAAGAGGATGGTGTTTCTGCAAGCTGGAACCATGAGAGACGTGTTTTCTTTGTTTTTACTAGCTCTACTGACCTTGACAGCAATCGCGGATACAATCCGGCATCTCTGCTTGCTGAGTTTGGATTTTCAGGGGATAAGAAAAAAGCATATAAGTATCTTGTTGACAACGGATATGGTAAAATAAAACCTGCTGTCGAAAAAAAGATTATTGCCCAAGCTGTAAATAAAAAGATCAATGGCCCAGCCAATCTTAGTGAAGGAGGTAAAAACGAAATCAATACAGGTATTCAGCAAAGTATTATTGCCCATCCTTTTGGTGAGTTTTGGAAAATAGATGACGGCATAAGCATCCATTTGAGCGATGTTATTTTTGTCCTCAAAGGGTTGGGATTTTGTGACCATTTAGGCAGACTATGCAAATTCAATTTTGACACCCGTATTGTGTCTAATTGCGAAGATGAACTAAATAACCTGATTGATAGTCTACGTGATTATGTGAAAATTGAAGATGGTAACCTGCTGGACGATATATTCAATGCTATCGAAGAAAAGCTAAGCACAAAAGTAAAGTATATTAGGAGCCGACTACCAAGGCTGGATATGAAATATATATTAGCTGACAAAGCAAGCGTAGCTTATAAATGCTACACTAATTGTATCCTGGCAATATCTGCCGATGGAGTCAAACAGTTGGATTATGAATGGCTAAAAGGTCAGGATCTATTTGTTTTTGATTCTCAGATACAGCAGCGAGAATATTATTTCGATCAACCCAGTTCCGACCTTTATAAAACTTATCTAACCAACGCCACTAGGTACACAGACCATGTGAAAAATTGCTTGGGCTACCTTGCCCACAAGAAAAAAGTAAAGGATAGAGCCTACCTTATAATATTGACGGAGGAAGTACCCAATATTAAAGACGGCGGAGGATCCGGAAAGAATGTATTTACAGGGTCTCTTAGCTGGACTACAACCGTGCATGAGGTTGATGGGGCTATAGTAAAAACTGACGAAAAGATGCTGCAGTCTTGGAACGGCCAAAATATTTTCGTTATGTCAGATCTTCGAAAGAATTTTTACTGGCCAATGCTTAAGAACCCTGTTTCTGATAACATGACTATCAAAAAGCTATACAAGGACGAAAGCAGTATACCATTCGAATTATCACCAAAGTTTGTTGCGTCTACTAATTTTTCTTATGATATATCCGACGGAGGGCTTAAGCGTAGAGCAAGGCCTATAGAGTTTACACCTTTTTACACAAAAAACGGCGGTGTCAAAAAAGTACACGGGAAAATGTTTCCTGACGATTTTACCGCAGAGGATTGGATGAGCTATGATGAAGTGATAATTGAATGTATCCAATATCATTTACAACAAGATGGACAGATCGACGAAGTTGTGTTGTCAGAAGGTGGGCAGTACAAACAATTAGTGTTAAAATATGGTGAGGACTTATTTGAGAGAATCAGTGACTTTACTGATGAACTAATCGACGATCGTCCGATGGGTTTCGTTAAAAATCTAAAAGATGAGATAGCATCATACCTTGATCAGTTCCAAAATCGGTTCCAAAAAATTTCATCTTTTTCAATTTACGAACTCATTTCCTATTTCGCAGAGAAAAAAGGATTTGAATTTTCCTACAATAAACGCAAAGGGATGAACAATCAAAAAAATGAAAAAAATTGGATATATGAGTTTATAGAGCAAGATTTTTTGGAACCTTAAGCTTCTTTTGGAACAATTTGGTTTTTTTTTGGAACCTAAAAACAGCCTTTAAATATGTTTAAAGCAATATTTTTAGGATGGTTCCAAAAAACCAAAGTATTTTCTTTAAAACTCAACAGAAAATAAAAAAAGAATGATGATTAAAATATACGCTAAAAACAGTGGGGTTAAAAACAAAATGATTTTTATTTCCTGTATAAAAAAAGTTTTAGGCGTTTTTTATAGATTTTTTGGAACCAAGAAAAATGACAGATAAACAAATGATCGAAATACTAAAAAAAAGACACCCTGACGTCTATGCGAAAATAAAAGCGACAGATGTAGGGAGCATAAATAATACCCTTGTTGACCTAGCTTGGTTCTTCTCTGGTATGTATGAGCAGCGGACTAATATATTTATTTGTGCCTGTTTATTGAAGTATTCTCCGAATACCATAGTAGACAATTCGAGGGTGACTCATGGCTTGGTTGGGGAAATGGCCCGTGTAAAAGGTGTTACTAAGGGAGCTATCAGCCAGAAAATAACTACAGCGGTATTTCAGTACCAGCATTATGCAGATATAGAAGAAAAAGCAAACAGAATATTGGATAAATTAAATAATGTGATTTATGAGTAGTAAGAAAGTAAAAGTGAATACTGAAGATCAATGGAGCATTGATTTTATGAATAAGAAAGTTTCAGATGAAAGAAAGAAGATGCAGTCTTGCGAGGAAGGGTTTAAAAGATATGTTATGCGTAGAGCATTTTTTGTCTTAAATAAAAATTACCGATCATTTAATATGCTAAACGCAATAGCGAATAAAGCAATAGAGAATCTTATCTACAATTATGATTATCAGCTTCCTTTCAATCAAGATCATGTTGATAGATCAATAGTTGAAGTGTTTCTAAAATATGGTTCAAAGTATTGGATAAAGAAAACCGGATGGTTCGGCAAAGACAGAAGAAAAGACACTTATATCGAAAATTTCAAAGGTGAATAGAGGTAGTAATTTTTGAAAACAACAAAGAAATACAGAATATGGCAGTAAAAGGAAAAACTAACAATCCCAATGGAAGACCAAAGGGAGTTCCCAACAAAGTGACAACGGATTTGAGAGGTGGAATTGACGCATTTCTGAAAAACAAATGGAACGAAGTTTATGAAATTTGGGATAGATTGGATGACAAAGATAAAATCCTGTTTATGGACAAAATGATGAAGTACGCTATTCCAACATTACAATCTACAACAATTGATGCCAAGGTTGAATCAAATTCAAAATTGGAAAAGTTGAATGCTACGCAATTAAACACATTGATAGATCAAATTTTGGAAGAAGATGAGAATACATGAAGAAATTAGTAATGGCGCAGGGATTTCTCCTGAAGAAATAAAGCGCGGAACTATAGAAAGTATCCGCAAAACAGAAGATGGTTCATTTGTCTATCACTTTTATAGATTGCCCGGCTTTTGCACTATTTTAGGATTCGATGATAAGCTGATTGGCTGGCATGCGGACAATGACTCCCCTGCTTACATTGATTTTAAAAAAGAGTTCTTAATCAATTTAGATATCGAAGCATTGAAAGTATTCGGCAAGAACAAAGAAAAAGATTTGGATATCGTGTTTGACGGAGCATCGTACATTGACTTAAATTTGATAAATCCACCGCATCGAGCCCCTATCGTATTAGTAATGTTATATAGCGAGGATGCTAAAATGATCGCTAGAAAGCTTGGCTATCCAGTTATTAATCATGCACAATTGACATAATGAGAACAATTAACCCGAAAACGGAAGAATATAAGCAATGCTTAATTTCTTTGATTGAATTTGGCTTCACAGAGCCATTAAGAAAGATTAGATCATTTCCTGATCAACCAATTCAAATAATCAATGAAGGGGAAAGTCTGGAAATAAAAAATCATCCTTTGAATTTTGTAAAATACAATAGTGATAATGGTTTTGTATTGTTTCCCATGCCATGAATAGCCGAGATATAGATTTTGACAAATGCAAATGGTATGCCGGTGGTTGTATCATTGAGCAAGGCACTGATAATTATCGTTTCTTCTTGGAATTACTTATCAAGAATAGGCATATAGAGACCTTACAGGAGATTCGCGATCGAGGGTACCCCGAAATCCATCTTATTCTAAATGCTGCTTCTTACTTGAGATATAGGGCGGACAACGAAGAAAAGAAAGTATTCGGGTTACCAACAAGCAATTATATTAGCGATAATATTAAGAAATTGACAGATTGAATTTTCCAACATCATAACGCGTGTGACGCTTATAGGGTGTCGTGAAATACGATCCCCTATTTTTTAAAATGTTAATATCTAAACTTTATGTAAAGGTTTAGATATTGTATTATACTATATTATAATATAAGATATTATGTATTTACCTTAGCTATATGGAACAGAAGTTTTATAGCACCAAAGAAGCCAGTCGCATGCTTAACATTGAGCGCACGACGCTTTACGCATGGAGGAACAAAGGTAAAATCAAAATGGAGAAGTTTGACAGTCAATATTACATAAGCGCAGACGAAATCAAGCCTATCTTAGAAGAAAGGATTAAAACCGGCAAAACTCAAATCTCAACAGATTTTCCTGCGGTTAGTCATCAGCCTATTTTGATCGAAATGCCACGAAGAAAATATGATTCCGAAACCCGATAGGCGTACTAAAAACATCGTTTAATTTACTTTATTACATTTATCATTTATTTGTTATCGGTTATTGTTATCGGTTTAAGTGAAAAAGCAATGAATAGTGAACTTTTAGAGCTGGTCAAGCAGCAAGAAAAACAGATCGGGCAATTGAAGAAATTCATTTGGGATATCTCCGTCAATCCCGACTTATTGAAGGATCAACGATTGATGAATATTTTAATAGATATTGATTTCAATAACTCGTCCGATCCTACATTAACCGATTATACCATTTCCAAAATAATAGAACTTGAAAAACGCCTTTTTCAGATATGGGAATTATTAGACCAGTCAAGGCAACTCATTAACCGACCATGGAAAGTTTTGTTTCCCGGCAAAGGGTTTAGGGCCTGTTACAATGCTGCGGTTGATCAGCATGCTTGCGAATGGGTAGACGATAATGGGAAAGTATTAGAAAGTCAAGAGCAATAGTGATATGCAACGAGCAGCAATAGCAGCGACCTTTGTTGACGAGCCGGTGATCATTGGCTCCGTACAGCTTACCGATACCGAGGGCAACGAGTATCGGCATGAGTTAGTATTGGAGTCAATATCACTGGGCTGTATGGAGCGTATATGCTTACTTTTGGATCCAGTATCACCTTTAATCAAGACGTTGGCATCCAGCACCACTGAATTAGACGTTCGGAATGCGTCTATTGAGATTTTGATAAATTCGTTGTACCGTCTTTCTAAGGTTATCGCAGCAGCGTGTCAGAACTCCCCAAAGCCTATTGATCCTATAATCGTCGATGCGGTATATACTCAACTCAGCTTGCCGGATATCTTAATTGCTCTGAGGGAAATACTGGCTAAGGTTAGTTTTCGGGAGCTATCGGAGCATTTCCAGTTCAAGCATTCAAAAGATGCCACGGCTTACCCGGGGTCAAACTCTTTTTGGGCTTTATTAGTTAATGCGATGGTATCCTTCAAAGGGTGTAATGAATATGATCTTAAATGGAACATGTCTTATACGAATTTGTTGATGTATTGCTCGGTATTGTCCGCTTCGCGCCCCGAAGATTCCGGCGGTGGTAAACCTGAAGAAGGTAAAGAGGTTGATATGTGGGATTTGTTTAACGGAATGAGTAAAGAAAGTGATTAACAATGGAATTAGGAAAGATAAATATAAAATCAAAATATAGTGTGATTGAGTGGTTTCGTGTTCGTTTAGGGTGGAGAAAGAGCATAACGCTTAATCTCCGCCCTTACTCTGGAAAAACTACTCTAGAGATTTGCCAATTGGTAAACGCTGGTATTGTATTGAAAAGCAAAGAGACGAATGAGTTAATGACAGTCATTGATGGTAATTTGGCAGGATACGTTGATATGGTTGTCACAGCTTGCGCGGTTCCCTCTTACTTAACAAAACAAGTCGCAAGCGGTATTGTTGAAACCTGGACAGTAGAGCAAATAAAAGATGCGGTAGGCCAAGTTTACCAAAACATTGATTTTCAAAGCGCGTTGGAAATAATGTCTATTATGGGACAAATACGGTTTGACGATTAAACCGCGCCCATAGGGTAGCTATTGTTTGGCTACCCTTTTTTCTTTCTCCTAACTTTTCCTTAAGTTTGTTTTAAACGATTTTTTATGAAAAGATTAATCTATGTGCTGTTTGCTTTTGCATCCATTGGAGCAGTTAAAGCTCAAAAGTTAGATAAAAAGAATATAGAGCCATTTACTAACGAATCCGTTACGTCAACTAAATATGAAACGCTTTTTTCTGACAGTAAGTTGTTCTTATCATCCTCTGTTGCATTCAAATTCTCGCGAATTAATAATGATGTTTCATTATCAATAAAAGTCATCATCGATGATGGAAAAGATTTTGAAGTCCGTACAGATCAACCCTTTTTCTTGAAGTTTTCTAACGGTGAAGTCATCGAGCTATACCCAAGGGAGAATATTTATTCAAGTATCGGAAAAGGTGCTGTAGGTTTGCGCCTGAGCGGCGTTCCTGGAGCAGAGATTGAGTATGATTTATCAAAAGAAAATGTCAACACAATACTTAAAAATGACTTAATATCTGCAAGACTTAATAATTCCTACAAAACTTTAGAGAATTTGGATATCAAAAAGAAAAATTCTCTTTTGTTTAGAAAAGCTATAGAGCTAGTAACTAGGTAGATGCGTTAAATACATGTACAGCTGTATAATTTGTTATATTTCAATACGGTTTTCCCTGTTTTTCGATAAAAAAAATATTATATATTTGCATCAAATTTATTTGTTATGTGTTGCTGAATTTTGTATATTAGTAATGCCAAACAAAATAAAGTCAGAAGAGCTTTAAAAATTTCTTCAAAACAGACATATATACCATTACTAGGTATTGGTAAAATATACAGACCTTGCTCTGTCCGTGTGGTTACAATTTCCAGCCTTGTGCTGACTTTGTTTTGTTTGGCGACCCATACGGCAGGGCTTTTTTGTTGCCGGATAATTTGTCTAAAATGCCAAACAAAACAACACCAAATGAAGCGCCAAATTGCGTAAACCTCTCACTAACTCACGACGAAGTTACCCAGCTTCGTGATCTTATCTACAAAGCTCACTGGTATAACAATGAATGCAATTATGATAATGACAATGACATTATCTACACGTTAATTGAAGAAAGAGACGCTAATAATCGTGATCAGATCGACGCTGCAATAACGATGCTTAATAAGATAGGTTATCTTTCCAGTTTCCTAACTGACCTATGGAATCGTCTATTAGAATTAGAAAAGAAATGTGTATAAACCAAGCATAGACCGGATAGAAAAAATATTAATTAATCAAAATTGTTATAAAAATGCCAAACAAAACAATTACCCCCAGCAACACTAATAATTTAGATATCGCCATTAAAAATGCAAATGGTAGAAGAACAGTTTACATCTTTGATGTGTACGGCGAAAGTATGGATAACGGAAGCATTTATAATGCTATACCGAATGGCTCAACAATTCACTGTACAAAAATACCAAAAGATGATTGGAATGATCAGTTGCCAAACCTAATTCATTACTCTTGTGTCTTCGTGATGAAAGACGGCGAGATATTTGTTAAATCCCTCCTATCTATTTCTGACAATTCAGATCGACTCACTTTGCGCAGCTTAAATAAGAACAAATTCTTCTTCCCTGATTTCGATATTGAATTTGATAATATTGAACGGTTGTACGTCGTAGATAAGCGTGTAATTTAGTATTAATCAGGCTTTTTTGCTAAAGGATGCCCTAATTGAGAGCATCCTTTTTTATTTTCTAAACTTTAATAAAAGGTTTAGGTAATATAAATCAATATAATGTAATATAGGCTTTTATAAAATTATTTTTACTGATAAATATTGAGCAACAAATATTATGTCAGAAATTAATTACAAAGTCACAGTTGATGATAGCGAGGCCAAAAAGAAGCTAAATGATCTTTGGGCATTCTTAAAAAGTGGGGAATCGAAGACGAAAAGTATCATTGATTTCGATAAGACGGAAAAGGGGTTAAAAAGGGTACTTGATAATCTCGAAAAGGTAAAAAGCAAAACCGCATCCATAGGCGGACTAAACGTTGACGGATCGGGTGATGCAAAAAGGTCAACGGGTGCTATCCGTCAATTAAGTGATGAGCAAAAGAAGCTCAAACAAGCCCAATTAGATAATATTGAATCTATTCGCCGCCTACGTGAGGAACGCTCGAAGGAAATAGGCGAACTAAATCTTTTAAAGCAAATTGAACAAGAGCATAAGGCAACCTTAGCAGAAAAGAAGGCCGCCGCGCAAGATCTGACCCAAACAGAAAAGGAATTAAATATCCAATATAAACAAGGTCAGATTGAAATGCAGGAGTATAACCGACTGCTTAAAGAACAAGCCGAGGAACGTCGTAAAGCAACTGCAGCGGAACGAGAAGCAACAAAAGCGGTAAAGGAAGCTGAGAAAGCCCGTAAGGACGCTGAACGTGAAGCTGAAAAAGCCGCTAAAGCTGCAGAAAAGAGAAGAAAGCAGCTTGAAAAGGAAAGTAGCGAGTATTACCAGCTCAATAAAGCCCTAGGAAGTGTCCGTAAAGAAGCTAAAGATGTCTTGGCCGAAATGTTCAAGTTGGAGCGCCAGGGGCTTAAGAATAGTGCAGCGTATGAGCTGTTGGAAAACCAGTCAAAAGACCTTGTTGCCCAAACTCAGTACCTAGATAAGGGTATTAAAAAGATTGACGCAAGCCTTGGTCTTCATCAACGCAATGTCGGAAACTATGCTGCTGCTTTAGATAACATTATTCCAATTGTTGGCCGTGTAAATAGTCAGCTTGCGATGTTCGGGACATCGATCGATGATATTGCTGGTAAACCAGGGATATTTAAAGAAATTGGAGCCGGTATTACTAGTGCATTCAAAAACTTGGTGGCGTTTGTCTCTACTCCAATTGGAGCCGCAGTTGCTACCATTGGCGGACTGTTCGCACTATTCCAGGCTAACAAAGATACTGTTATCCAATTTGATGACGGCCTAAAGAGCGTTAGTAAAACAACAGGATTATCCGGCAAGGCGCTTCAACAGTATTCGGATGACATAATACAGCTTTCGCGAGCTTTGAAAACGGTAGAATCAAAGCAACTCCTTGAATATTCACAGGTTGCGGGACAACTAGGAGTTAAAGGCAGGGACAATCTATTAGCATTTTCGGATGCTTTAGCAAAACTTGAAACCGCATCAGATATACGCGGAGAGGAAGGCGCGACAAAAATAGCTAGGCTCCTTACCCTTACTGATGGCGGCGTCCAGAATGTTAAAGAATTTGGAGACGAGATTGTAAACCTTGGTAACAACTTCGCGGCCACCGAATCTGAGATTTTGACGAATGCCGAAGCTATAGGGCAAAACGTTGGTTTATATAAGATCGGCCGTAAAGACGTACTTGCATACGCTACAGCAACGAAAGCAGTAGGTCTAGAAGCGGAGGTTGTCGGTTCAACTTTCTCACGTACACTCGGACAGTTCGAGAAAATGACTAGATCTGGAAAAGGTGTAAATGATTTATTAAAAATTATCGGAGGCACTCAATCTGATTTACAAAAGCGTTTTAAAACTGATGCCAGCGGTGTCTTCATGGATTACATTCGAGGTTTGAACAAAATTAACCAAGCAGGTGGCTCCGTTAATGAAGCACTGGAACGTACTGGTATTATAGCAGTTCGGGATCAAAGAGTTATTGCGTCTTTAGCATCAACTGGTTATGACACTTTAACGAATGCGATGAACACCGCCAAGAACGCTAGCGGCGCTATGCAGGCGGAGTTCGAAACAGGGGCAAGTAAATTGGTTAATCAGATCAAGCGAATCAATATTGCCTGGGATAACTTGGTATTGTCTATAGAAAATGGATCTGGAGCAATTGGAAAAACCTCAGTCGCAATAATCGGTTATGTAGCTGATATGCTGGAAGCATTCAATAAGATCGCAGACTCTGCAAACATCTTTGAAGGTGTTTTTCGATATATATCAACTGGTTTCAAAATGACGGTTCCGGGTCGTGCCGTAGATTGGGCAACTGGCGGTGGATTTGATAAAGTTTCAAATTGGATTTTCCCTAACGACTCTAAAAAGGCATCAGAAGATAATTCTAAGTTTTTCGCTGAGTTCTCACAAAAGACTAGAGCCGAGCAATTAAAAATGATTGCTAATCAGGAAGCATTGATAAAAAAGCAAAATTCCCTCAATAAAGCATTTGCTAATCCAGTATTGGAGGAGAATTTAAAGAAAATGAGGAGCCTTTTGAAGACTGATGTTGATACTTCTAAAATTGATTTTGGTGTTTCAGATAAAGATAAAAGAAAGTCGGAACGAGCAGCGGAACAGTTGCGCCAAGCCACCGAGCGTCAACGCTCGCTTCAACTAGAAATCGACAAGATCAACGAAACGGCATCTAGGAACCAACTTTCCCGTGATGAATCCGAAGTTGCATCTGTAAAGGATAAATATGCGAAAATACGGGAAGAAGTTGACAAGTTTTATAGAAACCCCAAGAACAAAGGTTTAAAAGTAAATACGTCTGGGCTAGTCGCAAGTGAAAATTTCGAAGTAAGTGAAGCAGAGATTAGACAAAATACGAAGGCAACGGAAACTCAGTTTGATGCTCAGAAAAAGTTCTTGGACGAATATAATGCTTATGCGGAACAAACTTCAAAGGCTGCAGCTGACAAGCGGTATGCAAAAGAGTTAGCTATTTTCAAAGATTATGAGCAAAATGTAAGAGCTACTTACGATAGCTTGGTCACAAAGAAAAAGACAGCAGACCTCGCACAGTATGTCAGCACCATGAAGTTTACTCAGGCCGAGGAAGAAGCGTTGAAGAAATTGAGCATCCGTATCGCTGAAATAGATCAAAATAAGCGTCAACGAGAAAGCAAAGGATTGATCGAAGCGCTAAGAGCCGCACAAACTGTAAATGACAAATTGGTTGCAATCGAGCAAGATTATCAAGATAAAATCAAATCCCTGCGTGATAATAACGAGTTAACTCCTGATCGCGAAAAACTGCTTAATAAACAAAAGGGACGCAGCACCTCTCAGGTAGCCGTTGAAGAACTGACTGGCTCTATTGAATGGGAAACGTTGTTTTCCGGTATGGACGAGATGGGAGTCAAACAAATTGAAAATCTTATTTCAACAATTGAAACTAAGTTCGACGATCTGAAAGGCAAGTTCGATCCAATCGACCTTCAAAACTTGAAACGTCAATTGCGAGAAGCTCAAAACGTCCTAATTGAGAAAAATCCGTTTACACAACTGGCATCATCAATTAAGGTAATTATGAACAATGCCGGTAACGATTCGGCAGAAGCTGCTGAGAAGACAAAAACGGCATGGGTCAACCTTTCTAAATCGACAAAAAACAGTTTTGACTTCATATCTAATGCTGTTGAATCTGCATCAGTTTTAAAAGATGCTATAGGGGAAGTCGGGGCGACTGCGTTATCTTCATTGACAGCTCTATCAGTAGCAGCGGTTGCGGTTACCTCCGCTATAAAAACAGCGGAGAGAGCGTCTGTAATCCTTGCTGTTATTCAGGCCGCATTAGTTGTTGTCCAGTCTTTATTTTCTTTTTTGAGCAGCGCGTCTAAGAAACGCAATGAGGAATTGAAAAAAGAGCAAGATTATTACAATACACTATCGGAGACATTCGATATCCTAATTGATAAACAAAAGGAACTGTTTTCGCAGAAATCAGGCAAAGACTCTATGGATGCTTACAAAGAAGCTATTGATCTAGTAAATTCAAAGCTGATCGCTAATAGAAAAAGTCTTGAAGCTTGGTTTTCCCAAGGCGCCAGTTTATTTAAGCACTCTAATTGGTATAACTATGACAAAGAGCTGGGTAATGTATTGAGTCGGCAAAAACTTTTGAATATGACTAGTCAAGAATGGTCGGATCTGCTATTAAAACAGCCAACATTGTGGGCTAGACTGCCGGAAGAAGTGCGCAAGTATGGGCAAAGTATGATAGATGCAAAAGGCCAAACAAAAGAATTGACCGACGCCTTACAAGAAGCTTTGTCCGGTATTTCTTTAGATGATATACGCGGAGAATTTGAAAGTTTATTTTCTCAGGCTGATTTAACTTTTGGAGATATATCCGACTCATTCTATAAGCATATGCAAAAAGCAGTGATGCGGTTGGTACAAGACGGTAAGATGACTCAAAGTATTCAAGAATGGTATGATAAAGTTACTGACTCATTATCGGATGGTACCTTGACGGAAAGTGAGTCAGAAAACTTGAAAGCTCAATACCAAGCTATTGCTGAAGCTGGCAATAAGCGGTACCAGGAGATAATGGGTTTAATAGGATATGAAGGTGATACCAAATCGTCAGGTCTTAAAGGATCTATTCAAAAGGAAATGACGGAAGCAACCGCAAGCGAGTTGACTGGTCTTTTTCGATCAACATTTGAACTTTCGAAGCGATCCTTACAAGAATCACAAAGCCAAACTATATCAATGGGTAAGATAGTTGAAATGACCAGCAACGGGTTAGTCGTACTTAACAATATCCAAAATAATACTGCAGCAACGGTTGTTGAACTACAGAACGCAGTAAGCGAGTTGAAGAATATCAATAAAAATACATCACCTCAATCAATGAGGGCATACGGAGGAGGATAATATGGGCTTTGCAATTGATAACAAAAATACAGCTACAGAATTTAAGTTGTTTTTTAAACGCGGTGTTTGGAGCGAGTTATTGAAGTTTCCTAAACCCAAACAAAGGGCCTTTTATGATTGGCCGGATGAACACGGAAAGGACTATGACGATTTTTCGCCAACGGTGTATGAACCGCTACAGTATAATATCGGGTGCTACCTATCTTCAACTTCCCTTACTCGATTACAAGAGCAAAGGGAGGTTTTGCTGAATATTCTTAAAAAACCTGAGGGCTTCAACTTAAGAGTTGATGCGTTGGGGCGATCATTCGCGCTGCGGTATATCGGTTCGCCTGATCTAAGCATTTTTAATCCCCGTAGAACTACGGGTATAATTTACACTGAATTTAACCTGACATTGGAAAATAACTTCGCACCTGTCGGTGTAGATTTCTACCTGGCAGATATTAACGGTTTAATTCTGAGCTATCCTAGTAAACCTATACAATTCGAGCAACAAAAACAAGTATTTTAATGAAGATCCAAATAAAAAGAAAAGGCATCAATACAATAGAGATACCATTGAATGCCGGAATATATGCCAACAAAGTAATGGCCGAGCAATTGTTATCGTTTAGTTTCCAAACTTCAAAACTACTCGACCTGGTGGTCGGTGATACTTTGCTGTACAAGGGCGAGGAATACATGTTGAACAATACCCCAAGCATTAGGAAGACAAGTCGTTTTTCATTCGAATATGATTTTGCTTTTGAGGGGCCTCGACACTTATTATCGAAATTATTCATTACACATCTTGGCGCTCGTAAGTTCTCGTTTTCAGGGACGGCTCAGGAGTGGTTAAATTTTATTGTCGATTGCGTCAATAGCAAATCTTCAGGTTGGACTGTGGGCCAGTTTGAAGATATGGGCCGAGTAACGATTGAATTTGATTCGACTTATATTCTTGATGCTCTTACAATGGTAGCAGAAGCGATGAAAGGCGAATGGGGCGTGAAAGGGAAAGTAATATCTCTTAAGAAAACAGTCGGTACCGCAAGAGCTTTGACGTTCAAATATGGTAAAGGTGAAGGACTATATAGTTTAACCCGTAAAATCATAGATGATAAGAAAATAGTTACCCGGGCGTATGCTCGGGGCGGCTCCAATAATCTTCCGGCTGGAATGAGGGATTATTTTACTATTGATGGATATGTTGAAAAGAACGTATCAATTTACGGTCTTACAGAAGGAGAATTTATCGACGAAGAAATATATCCTAAAAGAACCGGCACCGTTACTGCTGTGTCGCAAATTAACAAGCAGCAATTCACCATTTCCGATAATTCAATTGACTTTGATCTTAACGCTCAAAGAGTGAATGGGGTAACACCGCAAATCGTCTTTAAGTCTGGGTTATTGGAAGGAAATACTTTTGAAATAGAATCTTATAGTCCTGCAAATAAAACAATTCGTTTCAAGGCTAATGACGAGGGTAACGGAATTTTGTTCCCTACAGAGGTTGTACATGCGGAGATCGGCGATAAATACACATTGATTGGTATTCGTATGCCACAATCATATATTGATGCTGCGGTCACAGAGTTAACGGCAAAACGTCAAGAGTACTTAGATAGCAACAGTGTTCCTCGAGTGGTGTATGACCTTGAAATTGATATTATACAGTTAAAGAAATCGAATGAAATGCTAGAAGCTGGCGACATAATCAAAGTTATAGATATAGACTAGGGGATTGATTCAAATATTAGGATCACTGAGGTAAACTATCCGGCACACTATCCTGATGTGCTTGAAAATGGAATGCAATTCAATGCAGTCATAGGGAATGAAGTCACCTATACATTATCGCAAAAGATCCAAAATGACATCAAGAAAAATCAGGAGGTTATCACCCAGTACAATAAAGCAAGTTGGGAACGCGACCGACGGAATATCCAGGCATTGACAGAATTCCGTTCGAAAGTACTTGATCCGGACGGGAACCTTGAGCAGGCAATGATGCAGGCGATCGCTGGTTGGTTTGGTACCGAATCCATGTATTATGATTTGGATGATGTGCAGATGGTTGTTAATGCAGGTGGTGACCCGAACAGCTTTGCTATGACTGCAGGTAGATTGATCCACAAGGTATTCAAGATTGAGGGATTAGGCAATATTTGGTTACTCGATCCTTTTAGTATTACAGGTTTGGATCCACTGGAAAGCTATTATCTATCCGCTAAGGTGAGCCGCACCGCGCTAACCGGTGAATGGGTGTTATCATCTGAGCAAATGGGAACAGAGTCGGAGCCTAGTTATTGGCATTTCAATTTTGGGGTACTTTCAAGTGTGATTGAAGGCGAACGATCTTTCAAGCCTACGAAAGGTTTTACTTTGATTAGTGGTGGAAGTATCGAGACCGATGTTATCAGCGCTTACATGATTAATGTTAACCGTTTATTCGCCCAGGTTGTGACAGTGGGAAGCGACGGCTATAACAATGCAGGTATTTCGGGGCTTGCTGATGGCAAAATCTATGACGATAATTGGAATATTATTGGTGATGATCCAAATAAGTCTGTCAGATTCTGGGCCGGATCGGATGAGAACGAGAAGCACAAAGCGCCATTCAATGTTTTGAACGACGGAAGCATGAGAGCTGAGAATGGAAAAATTGGTAATTTCAATATGGACGCCAACAAGTTGTATATCGGGCAAAAAGATACATGGCAGCCGTTTGGCAAATCAGTATTCCTGTATGGCGATTACTTTTTAATGCGTGACAACGGAGCCGTTGCGGGGCAAAGACGGGAGTTTTCATGGAACCTATATAAGAATCAAATTGCAGTTAATGAAGATAACGCGGTTTCCATTTTTAACACTATGAACAATTTTGATCCTTTGTTTCCAAACACCAATGTGGCGTTGGAACTTGAAGCTAGTGGATCGAATGAAAATTACGCATTGAGCATAAATAGTGGAGATATCCGTGTAAAAGGGAAAAAAGGTTATACCGGAAAGATCACTTTAGCAAACACCGCATCGAGTACGGTTTATTATCATTTCAATTACATTAACGGCTTGCTGGTTGATTATGTTTCAAACGGCAGTGCAACAAATCCATTTTAATATGAAACTAACAACAACAAAGCTAGATTTTGATCTAATTGTTCAAAAGCAATTGCAGGATATAGACAATTTATTCTTTCAGCGGCTTGTTGAGCTTTGCGATGAACGGATAGCGATTCAAAGAGCCAAGGTGTCACCTGAAGGCTATAACGACCAGACGGGACAATTGAGGTCTTCCGTTGGTTATATTATCTATCGTGATGGAAAAATACGACATGAGAATTTCGAGCTTGCGCCTTATGGGACGGATAAGGCCCCGGGCCTAAAGGCCGGACGTGAGCTTGCATTGAGTCAACTTAGAATAACTGAGGGTTGGGGTGTTGTTTTGGTTGCCGGCATGGAGTATGCAAGTTGGCTAGAAAGCAACCACAATAGAACCGTCCTAGCTTCCGCAACCTTCAAATTAGAGGACGATATGGAATATATCTTAAAAAACATATCGGTTTAGTCTGATCCGATAACAGATCGAAAAAAGCGATAACAAAACCGATAACATTCCAATAAAAAAGCCCCTTTGTGTCATACAAAGGAGCTTTTAAGTACGCCAATCAGTTCTGTACCTAGGCCCATGTAATCAAATAGTTATAGGTCGGTAGTGCCATTTGTGCACGGCAACACTTTGAATCCCCTTACTTCTGCCAATTCTCGGATATCACTGATGTAATCATCAAGCTCTTCTTGAATGGTAGAATAGGGAGCAGCCAGCTCAAACGTAATTCTTACCTTATTTCCGTCGTATTGTTTCTCTTCGTTCATATAATTGAATTTTTGTCGTTTTTTAATTTTGTCATGCTATCTAATTTTAATTATGGAAAAACAAGAAATTATCATGATTATAGCTGCGTTAGTAGCTATAATCGGCTTACTTATTTATACCAGTTGTTACTGGAAGAATGAGTATGAAGAACTTCGTAGTGAAGTTAGATTACCCAGTCAAATACCTACTTCTCCTAATCCACCTCCGCCACCAAGGACTTTTATTGAAAGAAATCCTTATTCATGTAGTGAAAAAAGAGTTAAAGCTTTAAAAGCTTTAATTTTTATGATGAGTCAGTTACAAAAAATTCCTACTTGTGAACATCGAGATCACATACAAAAAAAACTACTTTCGGAGATTGATCTAATAGAGAAAGCTCAATCTCTAATTGACGTAAATAAAGATTAGGCGAAAGCCTAATCTTTAAAATCTATTTTATTGCAACCCTTTTTCCATTCATTGCAGAATCAGATATCGCTCCACCCGGAGCCTGAGAAATTGCATGCATAAACAATATGCCAGCAGATACAGCATCGTAGGCTGCTTTATGGTTCCAATACGGGATTCCGTTATCTTTACAAAGGTTTTCCAGTTTATAGCTAGATTCATATTTCATAAATCTTTTTGCAAGTTTGTAAGTGCATACAACCCTTATGTTGGTAAGCTTTTGTTTTATAAAAGAAACGGTTTCCTTCAAAACATTTATATCAAATTCAGCATTATGAGCGACTAAAAGCCTATTGTCCAAATGAGGTTTAATATACTCCCATTGCTTTTCGAATGTTGAATACTCTCTAGATTGATTAATCGAAATTCCATGGATATGTTCGAATTCCCAAGGATGTTTGATAATTGGCTCTAATCGGAATTCTTTTACATCTAAAAGCTTTTGTCCTTTAAAATGAGCAATTCCTAAACTGACTGCGCTTAGAGGATTTTTATTGGCTGTCTCGAAATCGATGACTGTAAATTCTAGTTCATGAAAATCAATTGGGACTGGGAATCGCGTATGAAATTTAATATCAAACGAACCTGGATCTATTTCATTTTTAATGTATGCTTCAATATTCGCATTTAATGTTAAGGCTGCTAAATCTTTTTCGTCCTTCAAATGCTGGCCTTTATCATAAACCTCTTTTGATAATGTAGAAAATGATCCTTTTTTTGGGATTTTATCAAAAGCTCCTGCGCTATATGCCCATAATAATCCAAGAAAAACGATGGCAATAATTATGTATAAAAATTCCATGCAATTAATCGTAAAGTTTAGTAGCCATTTTAAAATCGAGATATTGAATTTTATCAGTTGTTAGGGTTTGCATGCCTGAAAAATCCCCGCCAACAACGGATACGGTTATATATTTCCTCGATTGGTGATAGGGTAAAATAATCCTTAAGTTCTCTGCAGCTTTGACCTTTAAAGTTTCATTGTAAATAAACCTTATCCCACCAATTTCTGAAACTTGTGATGTTGGTTTTAGATCAGTTTTTTTGATAACTTTTCGTTGTGTTTCGGTATTTACAACTTCAAACTCTGAAGAAGATATATTGGTTGTAAATGTTATACTCTTAGAATATAGTTTCTCTTCGTTATCTGGCTTAGGCTCATTTTTTCCACATCCACTTAGAATGAGTATTATAAGGATGAACTTATTTTTTATATTCATTTATATGGTTATTTGTTTGTTAGTTCGAAAAGCTTACTGCTGATTATCTGGTTATACTGTTCTAGAAGCTGAATATACTTATCTTTCCAATATTCTACCTCGTGCTCTAAGTCAGCATATGTTTTAGGAGATTTCTTTTGAGTTTCGGGTTCTTGAACAATTTGCAATAATTCTGGAAAATACTTAGAAAAATCAAAGTCTATTGCTCTACCATATTTGATAATGTAATCTAATGATAGATCAGAATCGGAAAAGTGCCGATAAATTGTAGCACGATCTATATTCATTTTCTTTGCTGTCTTGGATACGTTAATACCCTCAGATTCAAAGACCTTCTTTAATATTTCACCTCTACTTTTAATCATGTTGCAAATTTGCAACATGTTTTGTTGCATTTATTTTACGAAAAGTGTTGCAAAATCAATATTTGTGTTGCATATTTGTTGCGTAATAGCAACACAAAAGTAATATGAATCTTCAAGTTGAAAAATCGCAATTAAGTACTAGTAGCTTATCGATACTAAAAAAATGTCTACCGAAAGGTGCGTATGAGCTTATTGCTAAGGAATTTAATATTAGTAAAAGCACTGTATCAAGAATTCTTGATGGAAAGATTGAAAATATTGAAGTAATCGAGTTTGCATTAAAACTCGCAATAGACAAACGCAACAGAATTGATGCGCTGGCGACAAAGATTGATCTGTTAGTGTAGTTAGCAGTAATATGATACGATTAAAGGTCATAAATCAAGAACTCCCTGCTGGTATCGAAGATAACGGTTATGAATTCTTTTGGTCGAATCGAGATCAGGTTCTGAAGTGTACGCATGCAGGGAGAGTTTGGATCTGGGGAGATTTCCCTCAGGAGGCTATCGATATCGTTTGTGAAGACATGGCTGCGCATCCGGAAGTTATTCTTGATATCAGGGACTGGAATGTGATCGACAAAGAGGAAATGATCGCTCTCTATATCTTCTGCAGATTTGGAAAGTACGACACGGAACCCGATATCCATGCAAATGGGACTATAGGTTATGCTGAATATTTTGATTGCGGAAAGCGTGGCACCTGTAAATATGAAGGTAGGATCTGCACGACTCTAAAAGTCGAAAATGGAGAATTAACCAAGCGTGAACTGGAGACATTAAAGTTAGTGGCCAAGGGTAAGTTGAACAAAGAGATTGCCGATATCATGGAGATATCTGAGCATACGGTAAACTCTCATATAACCAATATACAGCAGAAGGGAAATTTCTTCAAAAAATATGAAATGATCCTGTTTGCCAAAGACAAGAACTTAATATAAAAATTATGGAAACTAAAACCTTGAATAAGGACCTTGTTAAGGTCGGACAGAATTTTGAATTAGATTTCAAATTCGGATCACCCAAATATCGATTTAGTATAGATCGTAGTAATAAATTACAGATTATTCGCCATGGAGGTCCTCACATGTGCTATGTGACTGACGTCCGCGAAGATGGAATTGAATTGGCACTATACATAATGGGAAAGCAATTTACAAGCTTCATGGCTTATTCTGAAATGATTTACGTCAAGCCTTCAAAGTAATAAATGTATGAAAGTAGAACTTCTAACTGACCGCTATGCTATGAGAATAGATTATGGTCAATCGCACAAGGATTTTTCAAAATGTCTCAGTGAAATGCATGAGCTAGTGAAAAATATCACTCAGGTAGGTTTACAAGTAACTCCAAAAGAAGAGACTTTATCCTACATCACTTGCTGGAAAAATGAAACTGTTGTTGCTCGTGTTGATATCACCGGTATTTCTAGAGGCAGAAAGCAGAGAGCTCTGGACAATCTCCAAAAGTTTCATCCGGGATGTGTCATCGGAAAATTTACGGCATTCGTTTCACCGGCTCCAGCTGTAACCTTTATCTAACCATTAACCTGAATAGCCATGATCAACACAACAATTGATAGATCGAAGGGAGAAATGATATTAAAATATCCGGTTCTCTGCCATAGAAAGGATGAGGTTGTCAAATTCTACTCGAATCAGCAGGCTTTTAATATTTGGTCCATTCGTCAACGTGTATTTATCAAAGATGTGTTGGCCAAGTTTATGAAACAGCGCCAATATGCGCTCGCAAATCACATGTCTTCACGTCAAGATATTGCTCTACGTCGGATCGACTTTGTGCTTCGCAATTACTACGAAAAGGATTCCCTCAAATTATTGGTCAAGAAAGTAATTATGTTGGAGTCGGATATATTGGAAATTGCTCCGAGTCCTAGATCGAGGTTCTACGAGCATTATGTGACTGTCATCGTCTGTCTGTTCAACTGGTGCAAATGGTATTCAAAACAATTTTAAAATTAACACGGGCTTGGCGACCTGAATCGTTCTTTGATCTGCCCTTAGTTTTCGGTGTCCTGATCAGGTCAGGGGATATGTTAAAATATTAGTAATAGAAGAATAGAATGGAAACAAAACTTATTAATTGGTCGCTAAATGGTGATCTGTCCGTCGGATATTTCGAAGGATTAAAAATGGCTTTTGATATGGGGTTGAACCATGCCAGGTCGAAGAGCGTAGAAAAGAAATACCCGGAAATGGTAGAGGTATCTTTTATAGAGGTATACGTTCGGCACAATGTATTGGCCCGTGTTGATGTACGTCATATGGACACAATTCAGATCGAGCAAGAAAAGAAACGGCTGTCTGAGAAGTTTCAGCACAATTGCTCGCTCGCTCATTATTGCCACTATCAGGAAGAGGGTTTTAAGTTGGATTATTTTGAGGAGGTGATATGAAGAAGTGGATTGTAGCATCTAAGAATGGAAAGTTTGTTGATTATGCAGATATCACCGATCTACCAGATCTCTATTTAAGAAAAGTACATGACAAATTGCTGAAGAAACACGGACATCAAGGGTTTGGAGTTCAAGTGGTCGAAGAAGAGGAAGCTAAGCAAATTATTGAATGTCATAATTATCCTGAAATGGCTCTACTTGCTCGGGTAAAGGTTTCTCATAATACATTCGATGAGGAAACCGCTGAATTTAGACGTTTGCGAGCAAAATATCCAAAATGCTCTGTTGGTTATAGCCAATGGCGTCCAGGTCTAACATATTTTGAAAGTTAATCATGGCAAAAAGAACCTACGAATTCGACTACCAGTGCGGTGATGCCAGCTGCATCATTGAGGTAGACACCAAGATTTTTACCGAAGAAATAGCTATTCAGGCATTGACATTCTTTGATTGGGATTGGGATAAAGAAGCTGATATCATTTCGGAAATTATAAAAAAGTATGCGCTGCGCATTTTTCAGATATCCGCCTCAGCAAACTATACATTAAAAGGAATTATCCGAAGTTTCAATGATCATGAGGGCTTTGTTCCATTTGGTAAAACTTATGGAATTCAGCTGAAGGAATTTGAAAAATATGAGTTCGCAGATTATTGTTTGGACGTTCAAATGACGGAGGAATAACTATGCATTTTCTAATTTTTTTAACAACTGTTATTGCTTTGTGCTTTATGCTATGGTTCGACGGACAGCAAAATAATACTTACAAAAGGAAAAGAAGGAAGTAAATGGAAGAATATCTATTAATGAAGTTCGAATTACAGTATCTCGAGCAATTACACTTTATGGGATTAGTGTGCCAATACTGTTATCGCCAAACCGGGAATAAATTTTCCATTCAAATAAATGGATCAAAGGGATATTTGAGCAGTATAGAAATATTATGTGAGGGAGCTCAGAAGCCAGGGGCTAACGTGATCTCTTTGGAAAAATTGATAACGAGGTCGGGCAGGTTGGTAAAAGGGAAGTATGTGCACATACTGTATTCGGAAGAGAATGGTATCAGATGCTCGGTTGGCGGAAAAAACTTGGAGAAATATGCCACGGAACAAATGCTCCAGAAAATAAGGGAACGGAAAAATACACTACCAGAAAAAAAAGGATAATTACAACTTAAATGGAAATTATAAAAAACGAATACCAGCACATTTTTCAGAGTGAAGATGGTCAAGGAACCTTTCAGGTACGGATAAGTAACGATATTAGTCAATTGCAGATGCATACTTCCATGGGAGATTGGGATCATGATGTTTTCGCGGATGTCAATATCCATGAAATTTTAATGCTTCGTGATATGCTTACAATGGCAATTGAAGCTGATCTTGTAAGGAGGGGTAACTGATGGATATCAAAGCTACACTTTCGAGGATTTGCAGAAAGATAAAGCATATCGGTGCCACTGAAATCACTAATGATTTTAATGAGGATTATGCGAAAGGATACGAACATGCAACCAAGCTGTTTTGTATTGCAATGGTTAACGAGTTCGGGGATTATGTCCAGATCGAGGAGAACAAAGCCATGGTGATCCGTAGTTTGAAGAAGAAGATTGAAGATCTTGAAAAAAAATGTCTAGCGCAAAAGTTGAACATTGATAAAATGGAGTATCTACTCAATCGAACCTCAACTATTACTTTAAGTAATAATAAGAAAAAGAAGATTTTCCGGGCTGTTGCTGTGATCACTGGTCAGCCTTACGAATACATTAAAGAGCAGTTTGTTGAATTGCTTGATGGAAAGCTTATTAAAAGTAAAAATCTAAACAAATAAATTAAATAAATCATTATGAAAAATTTAGCAAAAACTTGTTTTACGCTCATGATCACAATAGGTGTTTTAGGCGGAACTTATGGGATTTACAAAATGGTGGTAGGAAACTATGCTATGAATGATCCCTTTTCATTCGGCTTTATATTGATGGCCTATATTATATTGGTCGCTGGCGCATACGTAGCAACAAAGCGTATCTGGACTCTGTTAATTATTGGAGCCGTGATCACTTTTCAATCCTGTAATTATGCGAAATCAAATCAGCAGGTCGTTGTCTCGGAGGATTGTGGTATGACCTGGAAAAAGATCAATGCCGGGGAAGCTGTGCCAAAAGGTGGTTTGAATATGTGTTATATGAAAGTTGTTGTTCCTAATTTTCCTATGCAGGGCGAAGCCACTTTCATTTCCAATCTAAAAGATAAAGTTCGCGCTAATGTCCATATTGACTATGACTATTCAATTATTGATGCCCTTGCATTTATCAAACAAGCTAAGTTCCTGGGGAAAGCCAATGTCGATGCTGATAATGAGGAAGCAATTGGTAAATCATTTGAAATGGCTGAAAATATGGTGATCGACAAAAGGATAAAGGATGTGGCCAAAAGGATATTTGTCGACGAGGATATAGTGGAGCTCGACCAGTCTGAAATAGAAAATCATCTTTTGGCTGAGAGCAATAAAGTGTTAGAGCAGCTTGGGGTTCACCTGAACTTCATTACACTTTCATTCGACCTCGATGAGCAAACACGTCAAGCTATTGACGTATCCACAGCAATGAAAATTTATGAATCGAAAGGACTAACTGATCTTGGAAAGCAGGTGATGTCGCAAAGAGCTGGAGCAACTAAGATCACTGTTGAGAATAAAACTGAAGCTTTAAAATTCGAGAATTAACTGAATTATTTAATCTTAAAAGAGTAATCATGTATAATATTTTAGAGTCAAATATAAAGTTCGATAAAGCAGGACAGATTCTGTCTGTATTAGTCCTTGTCGAAATTTCCAAGGGAGATATTAGAGCGATTGAGGGAACCAATAAGCCCACAGGTGGATACATGCTCATCATGCCGAATACTGATTATAAAGTTGCTGATTTAATGCAGCAGGTCGCAGGATATGGACGGGAAGTAACAGAATTGAAATTGATTCCCACTCCGTGGAAAAAACATTTTAAGTAATCTTTTATATGGATTTGAGAATATTTGAATCAATCACCCGAACAGTGACGGTGATCCATCCGGAAAAGTCCTTTGCTATTTTTTCATTTACTCCTGAAGGAAGCTTATTCATAGACTCAGACTGGGGTTTTTATGGCCACAGGTGGAGAGGCTGGGGTGAGGAAACTTTTGTCAATTTTTTACTGCAGATCAGCGAAGATTATTTTGTGAAAAAGCTGGAGATTAATTACTTCAACGAAACTGGAAATAAGCTCGTTGAATCTCGCAAGCAAGCTTTGGCCATACTTTTTTCCGAGTTTCAAAAATACCTTTACGACCATCGATAACATGCTCATTTTCCTCATTAAAATACTTGCAATTATAATTCAATTAAAAATCCATGATAACTCAAGAAAGTATAGATAAAATATTAGATGCCACAAAAATAGAAGATGTAATTGGCGAAGTAGTGAAATTGAAGAAGAAGGGATCTAATCTGCAGGGATGTTGTCCTTTTCATGATGAAAAAACAGCATCATTTGTAGTAAGTCCATCTAAACAGATGTACAAGTGCTTTGGCTGTGGTGCTGGAGGTAATGTGGTTACTTTCTTGATGGAGAAGGAGCGGATGGAGTTTCCGGATGCGATACATAAACTTGCTGCCAAGTACTCAATGACGGTTGAGGAGACGATTTCTAATGAAGAAGATAAGGAGGTTAAGGAAAAACGTGCTACGATGATCGACCTTAACAGGTTTGTGCAGAAGTCGTGGACTAACAATATTCTAGGTTTACCGATCAACCATTGGTCGGTAAATTACCTTTTGGAAAATAGAAGGCTTTCAATGGATACAATAGTGGAGTGGCAGATCGGGTATTCTCCAGATGCCATGAAATCGATCACTCCACATGTGCTCAACAATGGTCAATATGCAATTGCTGAAGAACTTGGTTTGGTGAAAAAGAATGATAATGGCAATGTTTATGACACTTTTATCAACAAAGTAATATTTCCTATTCATAGTGATCGGGGCGATATCATTGCTTTCTCCGGAAGAAAAAATGATGAGGAAAAGAGGGAGGGGCCGAAGTATATAAATTCTAAGACTTCATTACTCTATCGAAAAGAAGAGGTCCTATTTGGGCTTTGGTTTGCTAAGCAGGAGATCCGGAAAAAGAAAAGTGCAATATTGGTGGAGGGAAACGTAGATGTGATCATGATGCACCAGATGGGCATCCGCAATACAGTCGCTTCATGTGGTACCGCTTTAACCGAAAGTCACGCTCAAAAGCTTGCCCGGCATTGTCAAAGTGTGACGATATTTTTTGACGGAGATGATGCTGGACATAAAGCGACTTTAAAGTCAATCGATATCTTGATATCTGCCGGCCTTCGTGTCAATGTTGCGCGTCCGGACAAAGAGGACGATCCGGACACATTGTGTAAAGTACTCGGCAGTGAATTGCTTCCAAAAGATGGTGAAATGCCTGCTAAAGGACTAGAAGGCCGTAAAAATCCGATCGATGAGTGGTTGGAAAATCACACTCAAGACGGGGTAATGTGGAAAGCTATGTACCTTTTGGATCATGCGAAGGACGATATCCATTTAAAAGATCAGGCGTTGGCTGATATCGCGATTATGATTTCACTGGAGCAATCTGATTTTTTACGCGAGAGCTACATCGATAAGATTTCGAAAGCTAAGAAGATGAAGCTCGGTACGTTGACAAAACGTGTTGAGGGGCTATTAGAAGAGAGAGCAATACTGGAGGAAAAGCAACAGCACCAGGAATCAATAATGCCTTCTTGGATCAATAAAGAAAAGTTCTATACGCTAGGTTTTGACTCCAAAAAAGATGGTGATCAGCATACTGGTATATACTTCCATACTGGGGAAAAGGGTCCAAAACAACTGACTAATTTTATAATCAAACCTTTGATCCACGTCTATTCTAAAGATGAAAATTCCAATAGGCGTTTGACAGAGGTCGACAACGGGATATCAAAGACTGTTCTTGAATTACCCTCCAAAGCATTTACTTCAGTCGACCAATTAGAAACGATATTGCTAAATGAGGGTAATTTTTTTATGAAGGATGGTTTTGCCAAATCACATTTGAATAAGCTTAAATCAGTTTTATTGAGAGAATATCCAAAATGCTTTGAGCTGAAAACACTAGGCTGGCAACCAGAAGGCTTTTGGTCATATTATAACCAAGTTTACTATAATAATACTTTACATGCATTTAATGAATATGGTTTTACTGATGTTGAAGGAACAAATTATCTATCGATGGCTGCGAGTTCCTTGTCAAAGGACGTTCGGGCTGAGGATGACATTTATAGAAATGACCGGTATCTGTCCTGGTCACCAGGACCTTTCACATTTTCAGAGTGGGCAGTGATCTTTGTAGGGGCCTATGGCCGTAATGCCTGGACTGGATTGATGTTTGTATTCGTTACCATTTTCCGGGATATCGTATACGCTCTGAATTCCTCATGCCCTCATTTCTATGTGTACGGATCAGTTGGTTCGGGTAAGTCTGTATTCGCTGAATCCATATCAAATCTATTTTTTAAAGAAATGCCTTTCTTTAATCTGAACCAAGGTACCGACTTTGCTTTCTTCTCGAGAATGGAACGTTTCCGTAACTGCCCTGTTGGCTTTAACGAATTTGATGAAAATGCGATCAAAGAGGAATGGTTCCGTGCGATTAAATCATCTTTTGACGGTGAAGGCCGTGAAAAAGGCTCGATGACAAAACGGAAAAAGACAGAAGTACAGGAAATCTATTGTACACTAATTCTTATAGGTCAATACCTATCGACCAAAGATGATGCTTCAGTTTTGTCAAGATCTATTCCGGAACAGATATCCTCAACCTACCGAACACAAGAACAGATTGATAACTTTAACCGATTGAAAGCTTGGGAGAAAAAGGGCTTGGGTGGAATTTTGGTTGAGCTTCTTCAGTATCGCCCTTTGATGGAAAGCAAGTATGCAGAGTTATACGCTAAAGAGTTCAAAAAACTGTCTCAGGCATTTGAAGCACAGGGTATTCGAGTGAAGAGCCGTATTCAAAATAACTTTTGTACGATGCTGACAATTCGGAAGCTACTCGATGGAATGATTGAATTTCCTTTTTCGTACGATGATTTTTTTGAACATGTAAAACGTTCAATAATGACGTTATCTCAGCGGATTACCGAATCTGATTCTCTAGCCGCATTCTGGAAAACAATGGAATTCTTGCTAGAGCAAGATATGATCATCGACGGTTGGGATTTCAAGATCGATGTGAGGGACTCTGTGCCATTAATTATATCGCGTTCGGAAGTGGGCGAAGATGGAAAAAACACTCGTGTGAAGACTTTTGAAGAGCCAAAAAAACTTTTGTATGTACGAATGACCAATATTCACCCATTGTATATGAATGCCACTCGGCAACAGACAGGGAAAACAGGGCTAAACAGTGAAACTATTGCTACCTACATGAAAGAACAGGAGTCTTTTATCGGAACGATAAAAGGTGTTGTTTTCAAGATGAAGAATGGAAATTCTTCGACTTCCAGCGCATTTGTATTTGATTATGATATGATGAACCTGAATCTGGAACGTGAAGTTGCTCCAGTGGGAACTCAGCGTACCATTATCGGATCGGTTAGGTATAAAGATGCTGCCGTTGTGGAGGCTTTGGGCGAGACTAAAGTATCCTGGACAATGGAAATTGATGAGTCATATGAAAAGGATGATTACAAAGTTGAAAAGATTATTCAAGTTTCTTGTTTCTCCAGAAAACTTGATGAGGTTCGCCGCCTGACTGTTGGTACACCGATAAAGGTTGAGGGACTATATACTGAGTATACAGCTGGAGATAAACGTCGAGGCAGCATGTTAGTAGAAAATATTGAATTTACTGAAGGTCCTTCAGTCCCTGTTCAGGATCAGGCCGAATTGTTCAATTAAGACAACTATGAAAAAGGATGGATTAAAAAAAGGCGGTTTAAAACAATCGAGGTTAAACTACCTGTACCGAAAAGTGAGAGAGGCAGACTTTACGATCGATCCTGGACTCAGGGAGATTGACGTATTTCCTTACCAATCTTTTAACGAGATTCCTGTTGGTCCTCGATATTACGTAGGGCAATTAATGAAAGCTGGATTTAATGTCCAGATGAAGATAAGGTAAACTGGATGACGATGGTATATAGAAAGCTATCAAAACGGCAAAAGAAGGACGTTATAGAGTTATTTTATACCGGAAGTTTTTTATTGAAAGAGTTAGCGCAAAAATACCAAGTCAGTGAAAGCAGCATTAGCTTGTTGATTACAGCTCATTTGAAAAGTAGAAAATTTACAACCAAAGAAAAAAATGATTGAACAATATTTAGCAAAGGCACCAAAACGCTTTCTTAGTTATGCTATGGGCCTTACCAAAGATATCGATGATGCTAATGACATCATACAAGAAGCGATCATCTCAATATGGCGATCTCGCGATCGCACAAATGACCTATCCGACGGATATTTTAAATATGTCCTTAAGCAAAAGTTTGTGAGCCTGATCAGGAAACAAAAGAAAAATATGCAGCTGCTGTTGGATAGTGAGCCGATCAGCCATAATGATGCACTGACTAAGTTTTATCTCAAGGAGCTAGATCAGATAGTCGATACGGCAAACCCCTTGCACAGGGACGTGTTTCGGCTAAATATGGCCGGTTACAAATTCCGTGAGATTGCCGAGATGTTGGATATCCCTGAAGGAACTGCTGTTGGATCGATGCGATATATTAGAATTAGAATTAAAACCAAATTACTTGAACATGGAAAAGTATCTTAAGCCAATAGAATCCGGTGTCTGTATGATTTGTGGTTGTACTGATCAAGATTGTACCATATGTATTATCAATACTGGAGGCCCCTGTTATTGGGTTAATAATGACCAGACTTTTTGTTCTGCCTGTGAGTCGAGAAATAGAGACATGAAGTTCTTAAGTTTCCTTCGTTTGGATATCAAAGGAGCAGGTTTTTTTTCAGCCATGTGGTTTGAACTTGAAATGGGAGTTGATTATTACTTGTCAAAAAATATTCACCAGCGTATAAATGGTAAAGTTGATCACGAATATTTAATAAAGCCGAATATATTATGAAATCAGGAATTGATTTAATCAAAGAAAAAAGAGATGGTCATTTTCATCATGATCATAGACCTGTAGACGACCTAAAGTATGGAGATGGAAGCTTAACCAAAGTTGCAGTTACCTTGCTTACAGGTGATCCGAATCTTTGGCCATTAGGTTGGCCGGATGAAGTTTTGAACAAATTTGTGAACATGCCTGAAGTTGAAAGGTTAGCTGAGGCAGCTGCTTTCATAGCTGCTGAAATTGACAGGTTGAATTTTGACCAGAATGTCAACTATTATTGTGGGATTGGTATGGATGTATCTTATAGTGGTGTAGTAGATCTAATTCAGGGAGATGTAATGATCGCTAAAGAGAAAATGTTAGAGCTTATCACAGTCCATTTCCATGCTGTTAACGAGAAAGAATTGGTCGATAAAGAACTGCGTGGTGTGAAATTTGATTTTACGCATGTCAGGCAAGGACTTTATCATATATGTAATTATATGGATTTTAAGCTACCACTAGTAATTAATTCTGAAAATGAATGTTTCGAAATAGATTCGGATTACAACATTGAACAGAAACCCAATGTACTTTAAAGTAAGAAGCCAATCGACATGATTGGCTTTTTTGTTTGTAGATAATGAGGAAATTGCTAAGCATATGAAGTAATTTAAAGATGGTGTTCCAATCGTTCCAATTAAAAAAGGTCACTAAGGGCCTATTTTCCTAATAATTTCCAACTGTTCCAATTTTCTGATTATTTCCGGCCATTTTTTCCAAGGTGCGTTTCTCAGCTGTGGGGGCTGATTTTGTGAGTTAATAAAGAAAAAAATAACAAACGTTTCAAATGCATGAAAAAGTGTTCCAATCGTTCCAATTGTTCCAAAAGTTTATTTAAATATATTTAAAGCTATATTTTATTAAAAAAGTCCATTGGAACAGATTGGAACAGTAGGAACGCATTGGAACATTGGAACACTTTCAACGGTTTTGATGTGATCTGAATGCAAAAGAGGATATTTTTGCGCTATGGTCGTAGACATACCAATTTTAGTAACCAAGGTTAACAAGCTATATCTTTCTTCCAAGTTTGATACTGATCCTTTCATTTTATCAAAGAAAAATATCTTCGGTATTTTCCTTTTGAATTCATTGTGTAAAAAAAAGAATCTACCGATCAACAATAATCGTATTGACCTGAGCAAATATGATCAGGAGCTAACGGTTCAGATAACGGAGCGTGCTTTTAAAAACAGTGGTTATTGTGTACCCAGTAAGACGCTTGTTGATTTCAATAATATGGTTAGGTTCATGTTCCTGGATGAGTTCCATTCGTACATGGATTTCCATATTACTTACAATCGGTCTCAGATCAGGCAGTGCATTATTGATTTTATGAAGAAGTGCAATTTGCATGAGGATATCATCGGCATAAGGACATTGGAGAAAGATTACGAGCGATACCGGGATCGTCAAAATGAAATTTTAGGACAATTCTTCAAAAAATCAATTGCCTAATTCTTTGTGACTTTAAAATGACAAAAAACTAGGGGACGAAAGTGTCGCAAAATTTAACACTTTTTGAATGTCGTTTCTTATCCTGGTCAATTAATCATGTTTGTATTATGATAAAGAATTTCCCAAAGCGCCCGATCTTAAATCCTGGAGGATTAGGATCATTCTACTTCATTCCAAAACATGAGATAGAGAAAATTCCGAGAGTTCATAAAGGACTGGCTCAACAGCAGGTGGTTTTTAAGAATTCGTCTTTTTGGTACACCGGATATGCAAGCTCTGACTCATTGGATTTTGGCGAGAAATATCAGACCTCTGACAATGGAGGGTATTTCGATACAAATATAGATGGTGCTTTTCCTGGTGACTCTTCTGAAATTCAGGACTTGTTTAAGAGCATGGGAAATTTTACGGTTCGCTATGTCATTGTATTTGTAGATCTGCTGGGTAAACAGCGTATTGCCGGGCTTGATGGCGATTTATTTTTTACGTACAGTTTTTCAGCAAAAGAAAAACGCTATTCATATTCTTTTGAAGGTAAATGCCTCGAAAGTGCCCCGATATACCCTTATACGATCAATTTATAGTCGTTTCCAAGCAAAAAAGCCGATCAATCTTTGTGCTTAACAAATTGATCAGCTTTTTTAATGAATGGTTTCAATGTAATTTCTTCGATTCTTAGATCATCGTGGCTTCTGGATGAATCCTGGATCGACGCAAACTGGAGTTTGATTCAGATGCTCCTTAATGGAGAATCCGTCTCTTTCAATTCCTCGGCTCCTTCAAACCTTATTCTTGATCCAAGTTTGGCTAGATACAATTATCGGGATGGCTGGACTAAAGCAGGTAAGGATTCAATAGCACTTTACGATCTACGTGGGCCAATCATGCATTATGGCTTTTGTGGCGATGGAACGCATGAGCTCCATAGCGCATTTAATGAAGCTGAAAATGCGTCCAATATAACTTCCCATTTCTTACTTATCGATTCTCCTGGGGGACAAGCTGATGGTGTGCTTGAATTTATGCAGGCAATTATGGCTTCTGTAAAACCTAGCTTGAGTTATATCAATGGAGGTATGGCAGCGAGTGGTGGTGGCTTTATTGCTGCTGCTGCAGATGCTGTATTTGCTTCTTCCAAATTATGTGAGATAGGAAGTTTTGGTGGTTATTCCACTTTACTTGACGCTACTGAACGTGAACAGAGAGAGGGGGTTAAGCGAATTGTTATTAAGGCCAAGCAGTCTAAGGACAAAAATACCGTCTATGAACTTGCGAAGGCTGGAGATAAGAATGCGCTCGCTGAACTGGAGGATCGTATTTCCCTGGTTACTGGCGAACTTCTAGACGCTGTAAGGTTGGGCCGTGGTGATCGATTAAAAAATGACAGCTGGGCAACCGGCAAAATGTATTTCGCTGATGAAGCTTTGACAATGGGCCTCATCGACGGTATTGGGACAATGGATGATGCTATAAGGCATCTCCGCACACTCACTTCAAGCAAGAAAACTAAAAATTTTAATATGAATAATTTTAACAATGTGGCTGCATTGGCTTCTGTTGAAGCTGAAGGAGCTGAGGCCGCTTTAGACCTGGCTAACGCTGATCTGACAGCAGCTGGTATTACGGACTTTACAATCGTCGAGCAATCAGTTATCGATGAGGGGGCGCGCGTGACAGCTGAACTTGCGACTGCTAATGCTTCGTTAGCTACGGCGAACACGACGATCGCTAACCAGGAAGCAACAATTCAGGCGAATCAGACCCGCATTCAAACTTTGGAAGGTGTGATTGCTAAGCGTGCTGCTAGTGATCCTGGAACGAAATCTAAATCTGCAAAGAAATCAACAGAGGATCCTGAAATAGAAGAGGAGGAACCTACTACTGTTGCTGCTCACAATCAGATCGCCGATCGCGGAATTTTTGGTTAGTAGAATTAAGTGTTTATAATTTAACCGTGTATAATGAGAATTAATATTGATGAAGTAGTAGCCGAATTTGGCAGCTATTATGTAGATGGTGGGCAAGGGATGCAGAACCTTCAGACGGTTTTGATGCAGAGATCTGTTTTTACACAATCTTTTCCCTTATTGCCTACGGATAGTACTGTTGTTTATAAAGCAACAGCATCGATCAAACGGGTGTTACAGGCATTTCAGCGCAAATTTACGCCGATTGCTGGTAATGAGGTCAAATTTGAGTTGGAGAAAATTGAGCTTGATCATGTTAAGATCGATGAATTGATCTCTCCAGACGAAATTATGCCGTCATGGCTAGGGTTTTTGGCTGAAAATAAACTGGAGCGTAAGGATTGGCCTATTGTCCGTTACATTTCAGAGCAACTTATTATTAAGCAGTACTATGCTGACTTAGAGCTCTTGGAAGCTTTTAAAGGTGTTAAGGGCGCTATTGTAGATGGAACAGCTACAGCAGCTGGTGCTTCTTTAAATGGCATCCGGAAAAAAATCCGAGATGGATTTGCTGCTGGTAAGACAAAGCAGATTGTCTTAGGGGCTTTGCCATCTGATCCAGTAGCATTAGTAACGTATATTGAAAACTTTGTTAAAAGTATTCCTGCATTGATTCGTGTCGAATTGGATGAGGTATCTGTTAGCTTACAGGTTGAACAGACATACCGAGAAGGGGTTCGTAAGAAGTACAATACGAATTACGAGCAAAAGCCAAATCTTTCAACTTTGATCGATCATCCGCAGATTACTGTAAAGGGATATCCTGCTATGGATGGTAGTGATTTGATTTATGCTACTCCTAAATTCAATAAGGCAAATCCAATGAAGGCTGGAGAAAATCAGGGAAGATTCGATGTTCAAAAGCAAGATCGAGATGTTAAGTTGCTTTCTGACTGGTGGATCGGCTTAGGATTCTGGTACTTGCCTTATGTGTACCATAATGACCAGGATTTAGTAGCTGCATAGGCTTTTTCATAGTTAAGTATATAGTTGTTTTGGTTGTGGGCTTGTCCCACAATCAAATTTTTAAAAATTAAAAGATTTAAAGCAATGGCTGAAAATGAAAATAAATCGACTCAACAGGAGTTGGATACGGCGACAGCAAAGATTATCGCTGGAAAGGATAAAGAAATTGCTGCTCTAACAAAAGAGCGCGATTCGCTGAAGTCTAAAAATGAAGAACTCACTACCAAGAATTCAGGTCTTCAGTCTGATCTTGCTATAACAAATACCGAGAACAGTAATTTGAAAGCAGATAATAAGTCATTGAGCGACTCGGTGGATGCCCTAACAACAGAGCGCGACGAAGCAATGGAGCTGATGACTACCATGTCAAAATCACTTGAAAAGGTTCAAAAAGCCGCGAAAGATGGATTCCAAACGCTGGAGCATAATGGTAAAACATATTCTATCCATGGTAAAACGTTCTTTTTCGAAGGAAAGGAATTCACCACTGAGAATCTTTTGGAAGATTCTGATTTGGTTGGACGCTTGTTGAAACTTGGTGTAGGATTTTTAAAAGAAGTAAAGGAGGACTAATTGATGTACAGTGCAATTAAATTTTTTGCTGGGATGCTATGCTTGATCATGGTTTCCCTTTTTATTGGCAATACCATTGCTTCAGCTACTGGGAGTAATTCTGTTGGACTAGTGTTTGCTTCAGCAATCTTTATCGGGTCTTTTGTCCCGTTAAAAAGCGCTGGTGTTTTACTAATGGGGTTGAACGCGAAAGATATTGTCTTTCAACAGGGTGTTTTCAATCCTGGTGGCGTAGCAGGAGAGGTCTATTACGCTTTTACTGAAGATATAGAAACGTGGCCCGTTGCGCTTTCAAAAATTGTGACTGAAACCGCTACTGACTTTGAAGATTTAGTTACGGTAAAGGCTGCCGATGATTTCAAATTTAAGACCGGTAAGTCCTTCAAGAAGCTGTATGTTACTTTGGAAACTGGTGAACTGAAGTATTCGCTGATCGGCGCTCGTGATGGAAAGTCATTCCAGAACTCGATGGAAGTATCCTATCCTAAAAATGATGCTACAATTTCTGGATTTGTTGCATCAACTGCGAATCGCCGAATGGTATTCATTGCCATTGAGCAGAATGGTACTGCAAAGGTTTTGGGTACGAAACAATTTCCTGCTCAGCTGGAGACTGCTGAAGGTGGCACCGGTAAGTTGATCGAGGATCCAAATACTTTGGTGCAGACCTATATCTCAAAATCACCAATTCCACCGGCGATTTATGAACCGCCAATCCTATTGGAACCGGTTGGTCCATAATAGTATATTTTTAATGCGTGAAATAAAAAGGCTCTTGTTGAAGAGCCTTTTTTGTAAATACATATAATATGAACGATAAGATTGTAAAGATTATCAATATCCTGGAGGAGAAGTTTTTTGTGCCAGTAAGAACTGACGGTGAGAATATTTTGATGGAGCGTGATGAGATCGAAGCTCAGGTGAATATCTATTGGCAGAAGGAGAATAATTGGGAAAGTATAGATGTTATTGAGGCGCTTGATTATTTACAGATACCTGCTTTTTTAAGTGACTCAAATGTAATGGTTTATATCTATAAGCCGAAAGTGTCGTTTTAGCTAAAATTGGCTCAAATACCTTTGATTTATGGCAATTTCCGTTATTCAAAGGTATTTAGAAAACTCGCATCGTAGCTATGAGGAAGGTCGTGTGTTGTTCGAAAAATTTGCCTCGAGCAAAGTTCTGATCTCATTTTTTCGAAGTGGATCATCGCCGCTTCATTTTAACCGGTTACTTGAGGAGCTGAAGAAGCTATCCCAGGAGGATCGCCCATCCGAAGTCGAGGTTGTTGCTGATGTAGTAGAGAAATCGATCATTGCTCCATTGGAGTCTTTTGATATCCCTGCCAAAGCGGCTTTGAATGACGATTACTTTTTATTTCCCGAAAAGATCAAAGAAGTAGTCCGGAGAAAAAATATGCATTATCGACGTTCACAGCAATTGTTTATTGAAATTGGTTTTACGGATGATCCTGATAATAGGCTTGCAATGGCTGAAACATTGCTGAATGATCATGATCAGGTTAATGCTTGCTGGGCTGTTATTGACGAATACAAGCTGTCAGGTAAAATTTTAGTAGAGAAAGCGAAGTCTATTCAGGAGGAAATCAATGAATTACCGCTTGATAAATTGCTTGCTCACCTCAAGAATATTCCTCCCAATATCTCGAAGGATAAAAAGAAGCTTGAAACCTTTCCAGATGGCCACCAAAAAGCAAAGGTGCTTTCTCGCTTTCAGCTTAACCAAATTAAACTGGATCTGGTCAAAAAAAGATTGGAGGTTTTGAATGGCTAAACCAATATCAATAGATTCCAATAAGGATGATATCCTGAGCTATCTTAAAGATCCCGAATCAAAAGAGTCCGATCTCACTGCAAAGCAAACCAAATTGCTTGAGTGGTATGTGGATGCTTATACACTATTCAGGAATTACAGCTCGATGACCGAAACGATAACCGTTCTCAAAAAACTAGGAAGCCTTCGTGATAATCCGATATCCAATTCAACTGCTCGGCGATATATTAATGATGCGCTTGAAATTTTTGGATCGGTTGGTCGTATGAAGGCAGATGTGATCAACCATATTGTTATTGAGACTCTCCTAGATGCCCGGATCATGGCCAAAAAGCAAAACAATGCGATGGCCTTAAAGGAAATTGCCAAAGAGCTGAGAGCTGCTGGAGTCAACGATGAAGCAGGCGCTTTGATAGCTGATCAGATCGAGCAACACCAAGTTATCATTTCAATTGATCAGACAGCTCAGCGTGCATTGCAAAAAATACACGCCGGGGGAGTGATCGATCTTGGCGATATCTTGAATAGCATGTCTGAAGAAGCTCAGGTGATTGGGGAGGGAAATAACAATGGTTGAGATTTCGAAACCTAAACTCCAGGTACGTCGTAATCTGGCACAAATCCTGATCCGGACTGCACCGCAAAAAATTAAGGTATTAGAAGGGGCGAGAGCTGTAGGTAAGTCGACAGTTTTAGCGGATGAGATGTCCGAAACAGCATGCGATATGCCCCGGTCAACAAATTTCCTTCAGGGCAGAACCTATCAGCAAATTTTGACCAGGACATTGCCGTCTACCATTCTTTCTCTGGAGACTTTGGGTTATAAGAATGGTATACACTTTACTATTGGACAAAAGCCTATCTGGAAGAAGTACAATCTTCCTTATGAACCACCTTTAGATTGGGGGAAAACTATTGCCTGGTGGACCGGAGCTGTCTGGGTGATGTTGTCTCAAGATGTTTCTTCCAGAGGTATCAACACGTGTTCCGGTTTGGCTGATGAATACTGCGAGCTTGATCCAGTGAAATTCCAGGCAGAGACCTATGCCACTTTACGTGGAGGTAAGTCTCATTTCGAGCATAAGAAGCGGTGGCTGTCTCAAGTGTATGTCAGCTCTATTCCCAGAACTCAAGAGGGTAAGCACATATACACCTATGAGCAGGCAGCTATAACAAATCCGGACGAGGTATTTTATTTACGAGCTCCTACTCGGATAAATGCTGAGAATCTTCCTGACAATTATTTTAAGATGCAGCGTCGTATCATGTCCAAATATGAATACGATATCGAGATAGAGAATATTCGGCCCAGGGCTGTTGGTGGGGGATTCTATCCGGCATTCAATGAAAGGAATCTTTGTTATGATTCTTTTGACAATGATTATCTGAGGGGGTTGGTAGATGAGGGTGTCGGTTATGATCGCACTAAATTTGAAAAACTGGATTGCCGTGAGGTAACCGATATCATACCCAGCACACCACTGGATATCGCCCTGGACTATGGAAAGTTCTGTTGTATAGTCACGGCTCAGGAGACATTCCTGAACGAATGCAATTTCCTTTCTTCGATTACTCCTGAGGAAGCTGGAGAAATGCTGGAGGTACTTGTGCAGCGCTGGTGCGATTACTATCAGCCACATCCCACTAAGCGCGTCTCGTATTGGTATGATCAGACGGCGATAGGTAAAGACGGCCGATCGCCTAAGACTTATGCCGATATCGTAGTTGAGGTGCTCATCAAGAATGGGTGGGATGTGGATCAGCAATATTATGGTGCAGCACCTGAGCACTCGGATAAGTATAAGTTCTGGTCGATTGCCATGCGTAACGATCATCCATTGTTACCGATATTCAAATGGAACAGGACAAAGTGTAAGTATCTCATCGAATCGATCAACAACTCGGCAGCTAAGGAGGGTAAGTTTGGCCCGGAGAAAGTAAAGACCGATGAACGTAAGACTCATGTCGATCAACGATACACCACACACCAGGGCGATGCCATGGATATGATTGGATATTTCAAATATTCACATCTTATTGAAAGTAGCCAGGGATTGTGGGTGCCATCGAGGTCTTCAAGTTAAAGAAGCCCCTCGACTTGCCTTCGAAATTCTCACAATCAAAAACCATACAGTGCATAACACACCGACGTGTCGAGGGGTATAATCTGACGCGATGTTAGAGTTATGCAATAAAGTTTTTGATTGTGAGAGCACAAATTTAATAAAATATATATGAAAGCAAGTAAAAATTACAATTCGTCGCCGCTGCCGTTTATGGGACAAAAAAGAAGATTTCTTACAAAATTTAAAATTGAGCTCCAGAGCTGTGATCCTAATGCCACTTATGTGGATCTGTTTGGGGGAAGTGGTTTGTTGAGCCATACAGTTAAACAACATTGTCCGGATGCGCAAGTCATATACAATGATTATGATGATTTCTCCAAAAGGATTGCGTGGATTCCTAAGACCAATAAGCTGATTCAGGATATACGAAATCTAATCTGCGACCTTCCTAAAGATAAAGCTATACCCTTTGAAAGAAGGCATTCCATATTAGATAGAGTATATTCAGAAGAAAAGCGTTTAGGATACGTTGATTATATCACCTTATCATCTAATTTACTCTTTGCCATGAATTATGCCCTGAGCTATGATGAATTAACAAGACAGGTATTTTACAATACGCTCAGAGAAACACCTTATAATGCGATTGGTTATTTAGATGGTGTCCAAAGGGTCTCCATGGATTACAAAGAGTTATTTGAATTTTATCGCGATCAGGCTAATGTTATATTTCTCGTTGATCCGCCTTACTTATCTACAGATGTTTCAAGCTACAAATCATCTCATTGGAAATTATCTGATTACTTAGATGTATTGGATGTGCTTGACGTTGAGCAATACTTCTATTTTACCTCCAATAAATCTAATGTTGTAGAGCTATGTGAATGGATATCAAAGAAGGTTCCTGGGGCTAATCCTTTCGAACATGCGATAGCTATTTCCCATGCCAATAATCCTAGTTATAATTCAAAGTTCACTGACATAATGCTTGTCAAACGATAAAAGAGCCGCTTTTAAGCGGCTTTTTTGTTGCGCTATTCTCCCGGGTCGAAATCATATTCCGTGGGGGTGCAAACGGCAATTGCCCTTTTAGGACAGGGCACGGCGGGCTTCAAGTAGATACTTTTAATGGTTTTTGGAAAAAATAAATTGTTTAAATAATTGATTTATAGTGTTTTGATATGTTTTTAATGAAGTTTTTTGAAACATTAATACTAACAGGTTGAAAATCAGTTGAAATATGTTCTTGTCGTTTCTAATGGACTTATTAAATAGATTTTTGAGCATGGATAAAATTTCTTACACGGAAATGCTCAAGATACTGGATCGCTGCCGATATCAGTCTTCAGACGAAACGCTATCAATAACTTTTTTGAAATGCGATCGCAAGCGTGGAACTGGAGGGCAATGGCAAACGATTGAAAAGGCGCAGATTTGCGGCCTGCCATATTCAGTTAGAGAAAATGAAATGCGTGGTATTGTTAACCTGGAATCAGGTATCAAGTCAGCTTTTCATATCCAGTTAGTTTTCGAAATAAATGGCAAACGCGTTTTCAAATGAGTACTAGGCATACACAATTTTCCAGTGATGGTTTTCCGCTATATTCTTTCAGAGAAGGAAGTTCTGTAGTTCTAACAAATGCTTCAGCTGGTAAATCCGGGGAATCAGGCATAGCAAATTTTTCTACTGTCCTTCCAAATAAAAATGAGTTTTCCGGGGGACGTGATTGGGTACCATGGGGGAAAAGTGATAAGTTTCCTGATGAAATGTGGGCTATGGTGCGCAAAAGTGGCGTAGCCATGAGCGCGCTAAGGCTTTTGAATCTAAAATTGTTCGGTCAAATGGTTGTTCCGGCTATTCCTAGAGAATTAGACGATAACAATCAGATGAAATATGACCTTGTAAAGGATCAGGATGTGCGCGATTTCTTTAAGCGCTCCAATTTCGATGTTACACGGCTGGCAATTATCCAGGATTATAATGCATTGGCAAACTCATTTCCATTGTTGATGCTGAATGAGGACCGCTCAAAGATTGTCCGGATCGGGCATGATAAGGCTAGAAAATTCCGATATCGTCCCTACAATGAAAAAAGTGGACGAATAGAAAAAGCTATGCGATCGGCAAACTTTCCTTCACCTGCAGATGACTATGACGAGTTTGATGTGATTGATTCGCGAGACTGGTTTTCGGAAGTTGATCGCATCAAATATGTTGAGAAAGGTCATAATTATGTTTTCCCTACGTATTATCCTGATCCGGAGTTTGATTACTATTCCTTGGCTCATTGGGATGGCGTTCGCTCTAATGGCTGGCTGGAGATATCCAATTCTATTCCATCTTATAAACGAGCAATCTTTAGAAATCAAGCAGCTATTAAGTATCACGTAAAGATTTCCATGTCTTACTGGCTAACCAAATATCCTAAATGGGCATCAATGGGTGAGGCTGAAAGGACAAAGGCCGTAAATGATCAGTACGATGAAATGGACAAGTATTTAACCGGTACCGAAAATGCGATGAAAACATTTGTTTCATTCTTCGATATTAACAAACTGAATGGTACAAGCATTCCTGGTATCGAAATCGTTGCGATTGATGATAAGTTGAAGTCTGACGCTTATCTGCCTGATGGCGCAGCTGCCAATGCCGAGATTCTTTTTTCAATGTTGGTTAATCCGGCAATATTTGGTCTAGGTATGCCGGGCGGATCGTATGGTGGAGCCAACCAGGGAGGGTCCGATATCCGGGAGTCCTGGTTAGTGATGAATGCCATTAATGCTGCTGATCGTGCAATCATTTATCAAATGTTTGAATTTGTCCGGGATTACAACGGTTGGAATCCTGACATGACGCTTTTAACTTTGGATAAAGTGTTGACTACTACGGATACAGGTAAGGGAAGTAAAATTGTTAGTTAAGGAGGTGATTTATGAGACTATTTTCAGATATCAATGAGATCAAGCAAAAAGTAACCTTAAATGATACTATAAAGCTACAAGAAATTCGTCCTCAGATAAGCAGGACCGAACGCTCCCAGATACAGCCTTTACTCGGCAATGAGTTCTATAATGAATTGGCTGAAGCTTACGCAGCAGCTTTAGCGATTTTGGAGACAAAGCCTGAAGCTGAAAAAAAGAAAATTAAAGATTCCGGTACCCAGTACTTGTTGATGACCGAAAAGTATTGGCCTGTAATGGAAATCGTGCAAGATGCGATCGCTAACATAACTTTCATGAATGCGATTGATCAGGTTCAGGTGAGTATCGGAGCCACCGGAGTCTCCATTTCTGTCAATGATACGAAAAAGACTGCTTTCCAGTGGCAGATTGATAATCTGAAGTACCAATTTGCCAGTGACGGTTTTAATGCGCTCAATGAGCTGCTACTTTATCTGGAAGCAAACTTGACTGATTTTCCGGTATGGGCAGCTAGTGAGGCGTACTTTGAACAAAAGAAATTCTTTGTTGAAACTGCTGAGATTTTTTCTGAAAACTATCAGATCAATGCTAACCGGATGACCTATTTGACACTTCGATACATTATGAAGCGTGTTGAATGGAATGATGTCCGGACAAAAATCAGCGAACCGCTTTTTTTGAAACTGAAGGAGAAACAATTATCCGGATACACCACCAAAGAAAAGATTCTGCTGGAGCGCTTTCTTATACCAGGAATTGTATTGCTGACCGTAGCGAAAGGTATTGTCGAGCGCGCAATAGAAGTCACTGATCTTGGCGTTCAGATCAATCTGTATACCTATTATGTGACCTTGAAGGATGCCCGTAAAAAAGGCGGAGACAGTGAGCGCGAAAAAATGATTGAGCAGCTCACGAATGATGGTAATAAATATTTAGATGAAGCAAGAAATTACATCGACGCGAATGAGGCGGATTTTCCGGATGCGAAGGATGTTGAAACGGAAATGAGTTATAGAGTAATTAATAAACCTGAAAGCGGAATTTTTGGAATGTAATATGGAAAACGAGCAATTCTCACTTATGCAGCTTGTCATGGCTGTAATTAGCTCTGGAGTTTTATCAACAATCGTAACCTATTGGACGAGCAAAAAGCAGACAAATGCTGTGATTGAGCAGACGAATGCCACTGTTGATGAACAGGTGCGGACAACTTATGGAGAAATGATCAAAGATCAACGCACGCAGATCGGGTTTCTTCAGGATCAGATAGAAACGGCTCTCAAAAGGGAGCAGGAGTATATCGCGCTTTTAAATAAAGCTAATAGTCTAACAAATTCGCTCTCTGCAGAACTTGCGGCTTGTCAGTTGTCTATTAAAAATTTGGAAGCAACAAAATTGAAGTACGAACAAAAATTAGCCTCTTATGAAGATATCGCAAAACGCGCTGAGACTCGTCAAGGGGTTTGAGGAGCTTAGGCTTAACGCCTATTTAGATAACTTCGGTGTTTGGACTTTGGGCTATGGTACAGTAAGATGGCCAGACGGCCAAAAGGTACGCCAGGGGGATCGTATCAAGGATGAGGCTGAGGCGAGCGATCTCCTTAGATATTCGCTTATTTCTCCCTCCAGAATAGTAAACTCTCATGTGGATGTAAGGTTAACCCAAAATCAGTTTGATACTTTAGTATCAATTGTTTATAGTATACGTGGTTTAGCTTTCAACCGGTCGAAATTGCTAGGACTTTTAAACAATGAAGAGTATTTCAAAGCAGCTGATGCAATTCTCGAAATTCCAGCCGAAAAGTGTCGCATGAGATTTAATAGGGAATTAGGACATTTGAAACGTAGACGCTTGAGGGAGCGTGAGTTGTTTCTAACAATATAGGTTTGTTATTGTTGGTGATTTATTGCAAATCTGATCCGGGAGTGAAATTAAGGACAAATTTTGCTCCTGGTTCTCAATGTTAAATAATGGTTCCTGGTATATATGCGTGAGGGTGGTTTTTGGTTGGCCACCCTCTTTTGATCAAGTTATGGTAAGGCTATATTCTTTCATTCTTCTATTACTATCCCTGACTGGGTGCAATCTGTTTCGTAAGAAAACGGAGAGCACCCTTTTTTCTGCTGGCAGGGATAGCTCTTGGCGTATCACTAGTGTTTCAACACTGCAGGGAAATTACACTGTTAAAAATAGCTCCGGATCAGTAGCGCTTGAAGCTAGAGGCTTTGATGAGTTCAATATCAATAAAGATGGGAATATTAATGCTAAAGGCAAAAACGGTGTATTGATTTACACCGGAACCACAAAAGATTCCTCGGCCACTGGAGCAAGTTATATAAATAACACCTCCAGTAATTCAGGACATATCCAGGATTCTATTAATCTCAATGAGCAGGTACATTTGGATGCTGGAGCTAAAGTCGATAAATGGTTTTCGTGGTGGTTCGTGGTTGGGGGAATTATCGTGGCCATAGTTTTGATTTTAGTTTTTTCAAATGTAGGTTGGCCAGCCATTTGGAACAAAATAAGGGGAATGTTTAAAGCAAAAGCATGAGATATTATTTCTTGTTTTTTAGTTTTTGTCCGGTCTACGAAAAATTCATTGAATTGGAGATTTCCAAAATTAACGTTGTGCCGGCTCATTTATCAAAAGAGTATCATTTAGGTAAAGGATTTAACCTTGGTTATGAATAAGGAGGAAGCTTTGCAGTTTATGAAAGATGGCTCTAAAATCAGCCATGAATACTTTCAGCCTCACGAATGGATGACGATTCAGGATGGGGAAATTCTCTTGGAAGATGGTGTAAAGTGTTCCCTCGAGGAATTTTTTTCCTGGAGGTCTACAGGTTGGGAAGAGGGCTATTGCTTCTTTTCAGAAAAAGATCAAAAAGCTTATGAGCGTGCGAAGCACCATAATTCTTTGGTTAATTCCTTGAGTTTAGCAGAATTGGAAGCAACACCATTTTATCTCTGGGAACATATGGGGCTTCTTAAAGAAAAAATGGCTGAATCTTCCGAAAAAAGTGTCCGGGCAATTTCATTACTAGGAGGATCAGCTTCATTGGCTGGAGAATCTATGATGAAATTTTCTAAGGCAATGGCCATGTGTGGTCCAGTACTGGCCGATACCATAGCGTGTGGAAAAGTGTTGGATGCGTGGCTACAATCCGAAGAAATTGCAAGTAGATCTTTCACTGATTTTTTTATTGAGAAAATAGGATATGAAGGTAAAACGCAATATGATGTCGACAAGATGATTGCTGAATTAACCCTGGAACGAGGTGTTCGTAAAACTTATTCAGATTGGTTGAAGGAGAAGGGAGTAAAGTATTGTGAATTTATGACAACCTTTTGGGTTAAAGAGATGGCTATATTAGCCGTGAAAGGAGTTGATAATGGCGCATAGGTTTGTCGAAGTATTTAGGGAAAATGTTCCTATAGCGGTACGTTTGCAGGACCTTTTGAAATATGTTGAAAAAGCCAGGGAGCTTCGTTGTTATGAAATGAGGATCATAGTCTCATTTGATCCGGCGAATCCGGGAATAACCTTAATTTTTGGGAGGTTGATTATAAATGATCGGCTGAAAGCAGGAGTCTTTTTCCCTGACTTCGATCATAGAGTTCCTGTTATCCCTGGAATCGACATGAGTGAGAAGCCATCTATGGGGGATTTTATTCAACCACATTTATCTGACGCTCTTAGTGCTGAATCTTTCAGAACACTCAGATGGTTGGAATTTGCTGAAGAAGTGCCAAAATTTAAGCGTCGGCTTTTTCTGAATGATCATCCAAACCTTGAATCAACGTTTGCTGAGACTTCACTTAAAAGTCAAAAAGAATTTGAGAGAGAGTATTTATCTAGTCCTCTGCCTGAAGAACCTGAAACATTAAACGATAAAAATGGAAAAACTAACAATAACCGGCGCTGATCAGGAATGGGTGGCCGATGTACCTCAGAGCTGGGATGAAGTCCCGTTGAATCTATATCCGAATCTTGCTCAATTATATCTCAAAGAACTGCCTCGAATGACGATCAGTGATAAGTTGGTAAGAGTATTGTATTTGTTAGCCTGGAGTGCAAAAGATGGAATTGACCGGTTTGATCTGCCACACCTTCAGCAAGCTTTTAAATTGGTTGAATGGGTATTTAGTAAAGTAGAGATCAAAATCAACATACTTCCGGAATTTACACATAATGGCATCCGTTATTTGGGGCCTGATCCGCTATTGGGTAATATGCGTTTTGGCGAATTTGTTATGGCCGAAACATATTTTCTCCAGTACTGGGAACATAAAAATCCGGAAACATTGAATAAGTTGATTTCGGTTTTGTATAGACCAGAGGGTAAGGGCGCAGCGCATGAGATTGGAAATGTAGAATATTGCGGTGATCTGCGTGAAAAGTTCAATTCTAATTTAACTGAATTCCGGGCTGAAGAACTTAAGGATCTTGATCTGTCTATTAAAGACGGTATTTATTTGTACTATTTAGCTTCCAGGTGGAAAGCTTTTGACAGTTATCCTCATATTTTCCCAAAAAAGAAGAATCAGAAAATTGACACGCCAAAACAGAAAGCGCCTCGTTACGGTTGGTTAGGAACTTTTGATGACCTCGTAGGTGAAAAAGGGCGTACAGCAGAAACTTTGGAAAATGAGTTTGTACATACGACACTAATGAGTTTAGAACGGGGTCAGATTAAATTTAAAGAAATCAAGAAGAATAGAAAATGACTTTAACTCGGTACATGGAGCTCATTACAGCATTCGCAATAGCGGATCCTGATCTTCTGCACACTGAAGAAGCTCCAGCTATTTTTGATTGTAGTGCAGATGAAGCTGCAGCAATTTTACAGGATATTAGTGACCGTATGGTTTTACTGGTTCCTCCTTATGCAAAAAGTCCGAAAAAGAATAATGCCAATGGTAATATTTGGCTGAAGGAGGGCCTTGTTGTATGTGTACAATTTGTTCCAGTGGATAATCGTGAACGCAAAACAGAGATTACTGATAAAGCGGAGCGCGTTTTGGATCGGCTATATTTTTACCTTAATCGATTAAGATCTGCTCCTCCGGTACCAGGACAGGAACCATTTATGTTCGATCCGCAAATTTGGAATGGAGATTCGATCGGCCCGATCGGTGAAAATCATTTCGGTTATTATGCTGAGTTGGGAATTAGGGATAGTATCAAGTTGTAATTTTTTTTAATTTGTTTAGTTAGGCCGCTGATGAGATATCACCGGCTTTTTTATTTACCGTATTTCTCATATTGTTGTATCCCAGTTTACCAATTAATTGTCGTTTCAAAATTTATTTTGAGAGCCATCTTTGTGATATGGCAATTTCAATCGTTAAGCAACCCAATAAAGTCTCCTGGTCGAGAAATCCAATAGTATTTGAATTCCATACTGATCAAGTAATTTTAGAGGCTGGTCGTCCTTTGATATTTACTTTGGACTTTAGCCAGGTTGATAATGTCGTAGATAGTGAACTCCATACTCCTGAAAAAACTTATTATTATTATCTTGATTGGTCGTTCACTTTAATTGTAAAACAAACGAAATTTCTGTTCTCATGTGAATATGCGAGTCCTATTAACAAGTTTAAAATTCCTCATCGAATTGGTCCAACTGAGACAAAGCAAGATTGGTTGGTAAAAGTTAAGAATGCAATACTGAATGCATTTAACCTGTCATCTTTATTTGTTGGAGAGGTCGACGGTCAGAAAATCAAGTTTAGCTCAATTGAGAATGATGTTTCTTTAGATGTGCAAATTCAAGATGTTACTAATGATCTTGCTGTGGCTATTGAGACACCTCAAACGCCAGTGTCAAAAAATTATACACCTAATCTTAAAATTTTTGTAGAGCTTATTGCGATCGATCTTTCGTTGGCTGAACGCTCTGTTGTTTCTGCGGCTTTAGTTCCTGATATCAATGGCAATGCCTCTTGGGATTTCTCAAAACCTCTATCCTCGTTGTGTCTAAGTGACGGACCAGATATCTTATCGGTAGAGGATGTGGGTATTGTAAAAAGCAAATGTATCAAGCAATTCTATTTGAGAGCAACAGAATTATCCGGAGAGCCCCAAGGTCCCAGGACTTCAGTCGTTACGGATCTGTTTTTCGCCGTTTATGGAGGGCTTCCAAAAAACTTGCAAAATTTAAGTTTTGGAGAATCAATTTCAGTAAATGAATCAGTTCGTTTTCTCTGTACAACTCAAGACAAAAAAGTAATTCCTGACCAACCGAATTGGTTGTCCTGGTTCAATCTAAATGAAACATATAAGGAAGTCAAAGTGGAGGTTGAAGTGGTTTACAGTGATGGGATGCCGTTCTCATTTACAGCTTATTCTATTGTTGAAATTAAACAATTTGAGAAGGTAATTATTCCGGTTGGACTCGTTCAAATAAATGCAAATACCTATTATCCAGAATTGGATATCGTCTCATATAAGGTTTGGCTGCATGCGGAGGGTAAAAAGATTTCAAATATAATTCGATTTTTTGTTGATGATACATTACATCAATATCAGCGTGTCTTTCTTTTTCAAAATTCTCTTGGATCCCCTGAGACGCTTTTCACTTCAGGGAAAAAAGCTATTTCCTACGAAATTGAAAAGAGTAATGCTATTATATCTCAAGCCGGAACGTTTGATCTGAAGAAAGGCGAGAATATTGACCTGGATATTGTTCTTGAGAATAAGGAGAAAATCAGTTCTGGATATAAATCATATTCTGAAATCGTTGGCTTTCGTGATTTTATTTTAAGTCGTTGGAAACTGGAGCTGTTCAAGATGGAATGGTGGCCAGTGAATATTTCATCATCATCCATCGATGAGTCTCAAGATGGAAACGGTCTATTTGCTGTGTCATTTGAAATTAGTAGCCAACATTCTCAAGAGCAATTTTTTGATAACTAAATATTGATATGGATTATAATATAGATCTAAATGAGTTTGATATTACTCTCGTCCGGGGGACTACTGAAGAATATCAATTTTGGGGATGGGAAGTGATCGAGGAAGACACTGGTGAGATCGTGCCTTTTAGCTTGGCCGGAAAAGAAATTCGTGTACAGTTCAAAGACGATTTAAACGCTTCGGAAATAGCTCTTGAACTTACTAAAGCAAATGGAGGCCTAACGATCGAGCCGACAAAATTGACTATGAATTTTGGATTAAATACGGTCGAACTTAAAAAGGACGTGTATTTCTATGATATCCTTGTAATCGACGGTATTGAACGGACAACATTTGTAAAGGGAAAATTAATATTAACCGGAATTGTAACTAAGTAAAATAATGGCAAAATCATATAAAGTAAGCGTATTTGCAGGGACAAAAGTTGTCGCGGATATGGCTCAGCAGGTAAAGAATGCAACGATTGAAGCATCTATTCAATTGAAAACGATCAAAGGTGGGGCAACCTCAGCTACTCCAACAATATTGGCTCCTGGTCCTTCAGGAGCAAACAGAAAAATGGAGGATGTCCAAGGGTGGTTTGTTAACGGAACTGCAGCCAATCCTCCTGTAGCGACTGGCACGCCTTGGGAAGCACCCGCAGGCAATAAAAATACTAACTGGTGGAACGGCACTACCTGGAGCTTAGGAAGCAGTGTTCCTTTGCCAAAAGGCCAAGGATTACTTGCGCTTTTCGATGCCGCTAAAGCAGGGGGATATGCAAAGGATGCTCAAGTTAGGGATGCTAACGGTGTAATCTATGTGAGCTTGAAGGATGGCAACACGAGTGCTTTAAGTGTTAAGGAAGATTGGAAATCTTTGTCTTGGAGTTCCGCAATATCTGCAAGTAATGGCTGGAAAATAGTTGCTGGAAATGCAATATCAAGAGTAACAATTGTAAAAACTACAGATTACGCAACTGGCTTTTTTCAAATTGAGGGGCGATTTTTAGTGTTTAACTATGCCGGAGGTTTTTATTACTTAAATAGCGTTAAAATAGACTTTACGAGCGGTAACGACATTTTTTATTTATCAGAAAGTGCAACCGAATTTATACCGTTAAATGCAACAGACCGAACAATTGAGGGGCGAGAGTGTTTTGTTAGAACAATGCCGTTGGGTAATGAAAGAAACTTTAATACGGTTGTGATAGGAGTTTCGTTTGCCGGTGCCGGGTGGGATTCTGAACATGTGGAATTTTCTTTGGAAAAAGGAGATATGCAATTTGTTTTAAAACCAAGCGAAAGCGGTATTAAAGTTGAAAAAAACGCCGATTTGTCAATTAATGTAACGATAACAGAGAGAACGCCGATATTTTCCCAAAGGTTATGGTCGTCGTTTTTATGGATTAACCCACAAACAATAAAAATACCAAACGGAAGTTATTTAGTTTTAAAAAGAGCCGGAACAATAGCGGGTACTTTTGCATATAATTTCAATACAAAAATACCTTCACAAACGTATGTTGATTTTGACGTTGTCGATTACAATTATTATGATTTTAATTTTCAAAATGCGGTTATAGCTTTTAATTGGAACGGTTCGTTAAATTCAAGGTCGGAATGTTTATTGACAAGAAAACAACAAGGTTCGGAAATAGATATTTTTAGACATATTGAAAAATTCCCGGTTAGAAATGAAATTGCGCCTTTTATAAAAAAAGTAAATGAGTTAACAGATAATGACCCACCTTTGGATATAATGTTGTTGGGCGATTCAATTAATAATTTCCAACACACAGGAGGGGCGGAAACGTGGAAAACAGATAAAACGGTTGAGCCGCAATCATTATACGGCAATACATTAGCACGTTTTATTTGGCGTTATTTTAATTATACATTTTCAAACAGGTTAGACGATAGCGTTGCAATTCCTTTTTCAAATAAAAAACCTGAGGAATGGGGAAATTTACGTTTTTTAAGAGTTGACAATGCTAATGTTGTTAAAAACGGGGAGTTTATACCGCACGGAACTCGTAAAAGCGACGGAAAACGAATTTATTGGGGACAACGTGAATATATAGGTCAAGGCAGTACAGCGTTAGGAGGTTTTAGAGGGGTTTTGCCCGATAAAGATTTGATTACAACAACCATTGGAGAGATTGAAACGCATAACCGAGTTTATTTTTTCAATAAAGATTTAGACAGTAGTTTGCAATTTACAATTGATAAAGCGGCAAAAGGGTTTTCGGTTGTTTTTTGGGGAGATATTCCAACGTTTGGTTATCCGCAAATAAACGGGGAAACGTGGTTGTATTTATCTCGAAACGTACAGGTTGAAGTTAACGGGGTTATTATTGATAATTTAGATTTGACCACATATAGAGGTCAAAGTCGTAAAGATTATAATCTTATGGAAACTGGAGGGAACTTCGTAATTAAGCTAACTAATAAAGATTCAGGACGTTTGATGAATTTTTGGGGGCTTGAATATTGGGTTGGAAAATGCGTTCGTTTAACGAATTACGCATTAGCGGGAAATAGTACGCATTCATATATGTACGGTAATAGTTCAGAATACTGGATTGACAATAAAAAAGCCGATTTAATTTTTTGGCAATTATCAAATTTGAATAATGCTGGTGGTTATGCAGAACAAAACAACTTTAAAGCAATGGGGCAAAAATTAAAAACATTAAACGTCCCTATTTTAGCAACAAATTGCCATAGTCCTATAGAATCTAATCCTACATCAACTAATTATAAAGAATTAGCTACAGCAGAAAAAGTATGGCAACATCCTGATGTGTGGGGTGCCGGAAAAGGTTTGCAAATGCTAGGAATACCTTATTTAGATAGTTGGGCTGTTTTTTCAGAGATAGGGTTTGCCAATAAGTTTATGGGCGAATATGCAGACTTACTTATAGATACGGCGCATTTAGCTGAGAAAGGGCGAGATTTATACATTGATATTTTTAAGAAGGTTTTGATATAATCTATTGCCCCTTCGGGGGCATTAACTTAAAAAAAAGGGGATGAAGACCGGGAAAGAATCATTACAATATATCCAAAGAGTCGGGGAGAGATGCTCATTGGATACTTTGTAATTAAAAATATAAATTTATGCAAGTAAAAAGCAATCTACTATACAATAACGACGGAACTTCAGTTGGGTTCCGTCCGACTCTAAACAAAGGGAGCGTAATCACTCCAATTTACATCGTGATGCATTACGATGCAGCACCTAATTCAACCAGTGCGATCAACTGGATGACAGATCCGAAGAGCCAGGTGTCGGCACACCTGCACATTAGCCGGGAGGGGGTAGTTACCCAACTGGTGCCGTTCAATTTAAAAGCCTGGCATGCTGGAGTGAGTAAGTGGAGAGGTTTAACCGGGTTAAATTCCTATAGTATCGGAATCGAGCTGCAGAACACCGGTTCTCAACAATACACGGATGTGCAGATCAATGCTGCCATCGAAGCATGCAAGGCGATTATTGCCAATTATCCAATCAAGGAAATCATTGGCCACTCGGATATCGCTCCAGGAAGGAAGCCTGATCCGGGACCACAATTTCCTTGGGCAAAGTTCAAATCGCTAATTAATTAGGATGGCTTTACCATTTGCAATTATTACGGATGAGGGTGTCATGCTGGATGTTTCACCAGGCAGTAAATTGACTGTTGAATTTGTTGCGACGACCTTCAATGAGGAGACTGTTCTGAAGGGATCCTATACGTATCCGGTTACTTTTCCTCCGACAGAGAAAAATGATATGGCTTTGGGTTATGGCCGGTTCCTGGAGAACCGGCTAGGCCGAAAGTCCATCGATGTGAATATTTCGCTGCTGGGAATGTCCTGGAAACGTGCTAAATTGGAGTACGATATTTCTGCCCGAAGCAAATATGAAGGTTATTTGACGATTGACAATTCAATCGTCGCTGATCTGATGAGGGATAAGACAATTGCTGAAGTATTCACTACCACGATCAATTCAAAATTTGTTTCCCACAAGTCGATCCGGATCGACGGACCAGGAGCAGGGATCAATGATAAAATTGTCGCTATAAACAGTTCTATTGGAGTCTATCCTTTCTGCATGCCGACCTATTTTAATCCTATGGCCACTGGAGTTCTCAAAAGTAAAAGTGATGGGTCAAATGATGTTGATTTTGAAAAGTCTGTAATCAATGATTTTTCGAATGGATACACTATTAATGGTAATAGTTTATACGGTGCATTTTTCTACTTGACCTGGGTGATCAAAGAAGTGTGTGCTTTTCTCGGATTTCAGGCTGAGGGATCTTATTTGGATGACAGTTTTATAAAATCACTGATCATAGATAATACCGGAACCAGGACTGCTGATGATATTTTGGCAAATGGTATGATCTACCCTGCTCAGCATTTGCCAAAGTTATCCATTGCAGATTTTTTTAAAGCCCTCCGGAATGATCATCGTGTGATGATCTATTTTGACTCACAAACAAAAAAAGCCTACTTTGAGAAAGCGACCAAGATATTGTCCGAACCTAACCGGTTGGATATATCCGGTATGCAGATCAAAGACTCTGTGTCGATAAAAAGGCAGTCAATTAGCGCCTATAAATTGCTCACTAAAGTAGATGATGCAGATGAAATGTACAAGGTGCTGCCCTATGAAGGATCGGTCATTGTGGGGTATACGGATTCATTTAAAGAAGTGGAGATGGCTATCGGTCGTCCCTTTATGTGGGCGGAGAAACTTTGGAATATTGAGAATGTACGGTTGCCCCGGAAGACACAGATGGGCAATTGCTATGGAGTCGCGCTGACCGAATTGCCGGCATACAATGCGGATAATACTTATGGCAAAAATTCTTTTGCTTTCCGGCTGCTTTCCTATAAAGGCTCGGTCGGATTTGGCGGTCCAGTATGGATCGCTGAAGCTACAGCGGATGATATCGGTAATCTCAACAGAACATTTAATAATTCGCTAGCTCTGGGCGGTGAAAAGGGGGTAATCAATCGTTTTTCATTGGCATGGTATGCTTACTACTGCATTTCTGAGCAGGTAGAAATTTCCGCAAAATTTGATGTTATTCAGTTTATGGCAATTAATCCATTGCAAAAGTTGCTGATTGCAGATGTAAACAAGGCAAAAGTAGAGGCGCTGATCGATAAGGTTACATTTGAGCCTACGAATAATTCTGAGCGCATCGATGCGAAGGTGATCTGTTATCCACATTATGATCTCAATGCAATAGCATCTGGATTTAGGGTGGTTGTCAACTCTCCTGAGACGATTGATCCGGAAGGAAAGCTCTATGCTAAGGTTCTGTTGAAAATTAAACCTAATGGCAATAGTTATCGAAGTTATGCTGATCTTATTTTGGAGTTATATCAGGACAGTCAAACGTCTATTCCTGCTCTCTCTGTAAATAATCTAAATGTACATGTTGACAGGAGAATCGTCAATTTTGATGATCAGTCAATTCGGGAAGAGGGGTCTTATGGCGATTATGTGGTATCTGAGAATGTTGTTGTGCTGGCATCGAATGTTGATCGCTATTGGTGGAGATACGACGGAAGGGATGCGCTGATGTATTATATGGTGAGCGATCCTTCTTTATTGCATGATAAATTTGAAATCATGGGCCACTGGGTTGTTCAGCTCGATGGACAGAAAGTTTCTTATTAACGAAGATTAATATTTTAATTGACGGCTCCTTCCAGGGGCCGTTGTCGTTTCATGCAAAAATTCCGGAAGGAATTTCGTTGCATGGCTTCGAATAATGAAAATAGAGGGGTTAATATATACCTCAATGCAAATGCAGCTGATGATACACTAAAACAGCTCAAAGCCTCGGCCACGAGGTTGCGGAACGAATTGGCATTATTGCCCAGGGGATCCGAGGAATTTGCCGAAAAAAGCAAAATTCTCGATCAGGTCAAGGATCGTCTAAAGAGCCTGCGCGATGAGGCAGAAGGTACTCGAGAAAGTTTCTTCAATCTCAAGGGTGAGTTAGCTGAGTTAGCCAAGTTGGCAATAGGAGCTACCATAGGCGGATCATTCATCGATGTTGCTAAGAATATCATCTCTCAAAATAGTAAACTTTCCGATTCGTTTGCCGGCGTTATGAAAACCACCGGGCTGACTGAAGTCCAGGTTGAAGCCGTAAATAGATCCCTTCAAAAAATTGATACCAGGACAGCTAAGGAAGAGCTACTAGGCTTAGCTCAAGTAGCTGGTAAATTGGGCTATTCCACAGTGGAGGATGTCGAGGGCTTTGTACGTGCTGCAGATAAAATTGGTGTTGCACTGGGAGAAGATCTCGGGGGGACTGAAGAAGCAGTAAATGAGCTCGGTAAACTGCTCGATATTTTTAAGGTTAAAGATGAATTCGGTATCGAATCAGGACTCCTGAAAGTCGGTTCTGCAATCAATGACCTTGGGGCAAGTGGGACAGCCAATGAAAAAAATCTTATTGAATTTTCTGCGAAGTTGGCCGGTATAGCTCCAGCTGCTAAAATATCGCTTCCTAATGTACTTGGGATGGCATCCGTGATGGACGAATTGGGTCAAAAGGTTCAAGTTTCCTCTACAGCCATTGGCCAATTCATTACCGGCCTTGGTAGTGATGTTCCTAGATATGCAAAGATTGCTGGAATGGAGGTCCAGGCGTTCGCTAATCTTCTGAGAGATGATGCAAATGAAGCTATGATGCGTGTCTTAGATGCATCAAAAAATACCGGTGGAGGTATTGCGGAACTTGCCAAAAATATGAAAGCTTTGGATATTACCGGAGCTGAAGGACGTGCAGCTATTGGATCTTTAGCTAATAATATTGACTTGTTGAGACAGCGTCAAGATGAAGCTAACCAAAGCTTCCAGGACGGAACTTCAATTACAGCCGAATTTGATACCGTTAATAACAACCTTGCAGGGACTATTGATAAGCTTTCAAACCGCTGGGCTACCATTTGGGAGAATTCCAAAATGAGAGAATGGTTGACCGCTGCCACCGAAGGATTAATCAAACTTACGGATTGGCTATTGGTTTCCCGGGATGGGATAGAGGATATGAATAATGCGCTACATAAGCAAGAAGAGGGCGTTATAAGTCTCGAAAAATCAACATCTCCCCTAGTAACACGTTATGAGGAGCTAAAAGGAAAGACCACCCTAACGAAGACTGAACAGGAAGAACTTCGCAAAGTTATTGATCAATTGGCAGTACTTATTCCTACAGCCGTGACCGAATGGGGCGAATACGGCCGCGCCATTGATATTAATACAGGGAAGGTTCGTGCATTTACAAAAGCTCAAAGAGAACTTTTCGAGTTACAGAATAGAGATAATATAAGTGATCAGAAAACTCAATTTGATACATATATCAAACTTGCGAAACAAGCTCAAGAAAAAGCTAATCAAGGATTAAAAGACGCAAATAATCCTAATAATACCTGGTTTGATAATCGAATGGCCAAAGGAGCTATCAAGACTGGGAACGATGAAAATCTTAGGATGATGGGGCAGGCATACAAAGCCGCTGTTTCTCTCCGGGATGTATATCACCAAGAACTTACTCCTCAGATGAAAAGTGTCATAGAATATTTTGATGGTATAAGTGACGCCGCAAAAAAAGCTAATGATAACGTTGATAAAAAACCGGAAATAAATAAAGGTGATGCACTGATTGTTTCTCCAGATAAAAAGCCCAAGAAAAGCCAGGAAGAAAAAGATCGAGAAGCTGCGCAAAAGCTCTATGAAAAACTTGTAGACGAGGAAAAACTCTTTAATGCTCAACGCTACCAGGAGCAGCTTGCAGAAAATGACAAGGAAATTGCCCTTGAGGAAGCTAAGTACGATAAGTTGATCGAAGCCTGGGAAGGTTTCCGTGATAAAAAAGGAGCGAGTGAACAGGAACGTTTGGAAGCTGAGGGCCGGGTTCTTTTCCTTCAGGCTGATAAGGAATCAGCAATTGCTCAGTTGCGTGAAAAGCAGGAGAAAGAAATCTCTGAAGCTATAACCAAAATCCGCTCCGACATGGGGCAAAAGATGCTTACTGAGCTGGATCGGGAACAGATACGGATTAATGAGCATTATCAGAAGCTGCTGAAAGATGCAGGTACCAATGAAGCCCAAAAAGCGCAAATTCAGGAGGCGTGGGAAAGAGAGATTGCACAGTCCAAAATTCGGGAGCGAGAACGGGTCGAGAAGGAAATTAAAGTCTTAGAAACAGGTACCACCGGATTTGTTAAAGATGAGCATAAACGGAGAATAGCAGAGATTGAAGCCCAACACGATCTTGAGCTAGAAAAGCTTAAAGAAAAGTACTCGCTGGAGATTCAGGAGACTGAACTTTTCAAGCAGGCAATGGCCGCTCTCGACGCTAAATATCAGCAGAAAAAGGATGAGGAGAATGGTAAGGCCGATAAGGATCGCGCAAAGAAAATAAAGGACGCTGCCATCCAAGCTGCAGAGGATTTGTCCGGAGCTTTGTTTCAAATTGGAGCCAACAATCGGCAGGCTGAACTCGATGCAGCCCTATCCAATATCGAGAAGCAGCGTGAAAAGGAATTGTCTAATAAAAATCTCTCGGAAGCTCAAAAAAAGGCAATCAATGATAAGTATGACAAGCAGGCCCGTACTGAAAAACTGAAAGCCTGGAAGGCTGATAAAAATGCATCATTGCTTCAGGCCGGGATCAACACAGCTTTGGCAGTGACGAAGGCATTGCCAAATGTATTCCTGGCAGCAGCTGCAGCAGCTGCAGGAGCTGCACAGATTGCGGTAATTGCAGCTACAAAACCACCACAATTTTTCCACGGTGGTTTTACTCCAGGAAAGAAAGCTCAGGGTAAGGTTAACGAACCGACTTTGTTTACTAACTCATTGGGAAATCAATTTACTGCAGGTGAAAACTATATGCCGGAATATGTGATTTCTTCAGAACAGTTGCGTGATCCTCGAATTGCAAATTTCGTCGATATGATGGAGGCCGGTAGAATTAATCAAATTGGAAGTCTGACAGCTCAGTCTCCAGTGATTGTTCAGAACAATTCTGATACTTCAGTCCTGGAGAGTAAGATGGATCTACTTTATCAGGCTATGATCGCCATGGGTGATAAAAAGGTCATCATGTTGTTTTCTGAATTTGAAAATGCCCAGGATACGAAAGTTAAAATTGAAAACACTGTAAATTCTTAAAAATGTGGAATAATCGAATAAAAGCCTGGGGAGGAGAAACTATCACCTCCATTAAAGGCAGCTATGCAGCTATGGTAACCAGTACTCAGCAAACAGGAGAGGGTGAGAACTCGATCAAAATTAGATATAAGCAGGATTATGGTCAGATTGAAACGATAACATTTAAATTTCACCGTTATCTAGCTTTTTTGCATAAAGGGGCAGGAAAAGGTGTGGCCGGTTCAAAAGGTTCGACCTGGACAACAAAGTCCGGGCAAAAGAAAAGTACCAATCCAAAATCATTGGGCAAGCTGGGGACTGGGAAACGAAAAGCCAAAGAGTGGTTAAATCCTCAACTGGATCGCGCGGTTCCCAAACTAGCCGATCAGCTGCTCGAGGAGAAATGGGATGGGGCAATGAAAGCGCTGCAGCTTCAATAATCTATGACCGTTCCAAGTGTTCCAAAAGGGCAATTGCCATAAAAAAGCCCTTTTCATTATCGAAAAGGGCGATTGGAACAATTGGAACATTTTTGCTGTTATTTTACGAGGTCGTCGAAGAACTGCATTGTTTTACTTTTTGAGTCGCTGGCCATCTTAACATAAATCATGGTTGTTTTTAGATCGGAGTGTCCTAAAATTTCCATGAGATCGACAGGATTACCACCTAATAAAATGAACGTGGTCGCAAATGTATCCCTGCTGGAGTGAAATTTCATGTATTTGTCTATACCAGCTTTAGTCAGTGCTCTACGTAATGCTTTACCCAGCGAATAGGATTCAATCGTTGGAAATATAATTCCTCTCTTTTTACCGATCAGTTCCACAGCAATTTTTGGCAGGGTGAATTCAATGACTTTACCGTATTTACGAGTTTTGAACATACTTAACCGAAGAATATTGTTGTTTCGGATATGGAGCCGTGGATCAAGCTGCTCGATATCTGATTTTCTAAGTCCGGTAAAGCAGGCCACAAGATATCGACGAAGTGCGGTATGCTCCAATTCAGTTAGAAGTTCGGTGCCATCTTCGATATAAAAATTATACAATTTGTTGATTTCATCTTTTGTCAGAACTTCCCGGATCCCATCCTGATATTTTAAAGTTTTCAATTTATCTGCAGGACTTTCCGGGATAAGTCCTTTTGATACGGCCATAGTCAGAAACTTCTTGATCACGCGCATATGGCCGGCTGTTGTATTGTGTGTGAAATTGTCCAGAAGCCAGCGCTGGTGAATCCGGAGTTCGTGATCATCGATCGTATTAAATTTCCAGTAAGATCCGGTGTCTTTAAAGTATTTTTCTATCCGGGCGATCACAGTCACGTAATGTTTATAGGTTCCGTGCTCGATCAGATGCTCGCGGAGCAATTGCCTGCCTTCGCCTTTTATAAATGCGACGATATCATCTTTTGATATTTTAAGCGATACCTCGCGCCTGATCAGCTCATGTGTAATGGCTCGATCAAGGGCATAATATCTAAAGACAAGTGCATCGACGCGCGATCGCTCATTTTGTATCCGGAAATTATTTTGGGTGCAAAGGGTGTCATCATCAAATCCGTCACGTGGGAGGAGTACTCCATTGTCGAACTTGTCAACTGGCCATGAAATCTTGAGTGGGATCATGTCGGCAACGCCGTCGATAGATACGTGTATGTGGACAGAACCTCTTGCAGGATTTTTTCCTTGTGTCCGCTGTCTTATTGAAACTTTTACTTTTTGGTTGGTGGTTCTCAT